ACTTAAAAAAAATACAGTGAATTTATTTTTAGACTACCTTCTACATAATCGAAATTTGTAGTTATTTAGGTTACTACGGTTATTTAAATACAGAACAGGTACTTAGAGAATATCCGAAAAATAACCAGCGGCTAAATTCCGGTTATTATCCTTTGCGGCAATCACCTCTAGGTTATTTTCGAAGTACACTAGCGATGCGCATCCAGTACACGCTTCACCTCGTTCACCACCCATCTACCCGCTCTGAGCAGTGTCCACCAGCTTGCATTTATACACCACAACGGTGTTGACGCATCCACCAGCAGCGGCGTATAATTACACCAGGCATCTTTAACCATTCACACAGGCGATTTCTCATGAGTGCATCAGGAATTCTTTTACCAGAAGATTTTGAAGACTATAACTTTGCGCTCAATAACAAAGAGCACTTTGACAAATACATTGATATGATCATTAAGGGCTACGACGAGACAACCGCACTACGTGTAGTCTTCGGCGAAGAGGCTTGTTCAGACGGAGGCTTCTGGGCGCGCATTTATGCTATTCGCCGGAATCGGTACTACAATCAGCAGTACCAACTTGCACTACAGAATATCAAACTGGAAGAGCTTTGGAATCCTCGCTTAGCCATTACGATGCTGCTCTTAATCGCACGCTCCAGTGAGAAACATTCTGCGCGTATTAACGCAATCAAAGAATTGAATATCATGACAGGTATTACAGTGATGGACGAGGCTGGTAACACAAAACAGGGCCGGAGCATGGAAGATTTCTACGCGAAAATCCAGGAATCAGCCGATTCGCACTACCCACCAGCAAACGGCACTACCAAGCACTAAAATTACACAAGCTTTCAGGGGTAGGCGCGGCGAATCCATACTAAGCTGCCCTACCCCACCAGTTTCGCACTACAACCCACGAGAATGCCACCTATTGGTTATAGTACATAACGACGAATCCACACTATACCTTTCGCACTAAGGTTAAACTCTTCCACACTAGCGTCATGCCCATTATCGAAGACAACCTGACCAGTGTCCCTGCGTAACCGCCAGCAGAAGTCCATAGTGACCAGATTCGCACTATTAAGCGCAGAGCCTTTCAGCCAGCCATAGTCGCAACCCGTACTATCCGCATAAAGCTCTAACCGTCCACCAGCGTTATCGGGTTGCACTAGGACTGGCTCATTAGCCACCAGCGCGGCCACCAGCAATAGACTCTTCATCCGACAATCCGCACTATACCGCCTCGACGGGCAATCCGGTCAAAGAACGAATCGCGGAAGCTGAAGTCATCTTGCACTACGACGACAGAGCGCTTAATCTGCTCCGCTACAACGTCCAGCTTTTGCACTACAGGCTTATTCAGGTTCAGGCCACCAGCGGCCTCAACCATCATGCGCTCATAATCTGCACTATTAAGCTCTTTCATAATGTTCTCCAGATGTGAGAAAAGGCCGGATAACCCGGCCCGATTTGCACTACACGATTTCGAAGCGGTACGCGACGCCTACCCAATCGAACACCGCCACTTTCGCTTCCTTAAGCTTCATGCGGAACCGGATGTGCTTGCTGTCCGGCAGGTTAAGCGCGGTAAACGCAGCTCTAACCGATTTAAACTCTTCTTCCTTATCGCCCCATTTAACGATAACGCCGTTGCGGGTCATGCGGGCTTCAAACACCTTCTCATTGCCCCAGCTCGCCTTAATCCCTTCGGAGTTCGATTTCCGCTCGCTGGTCTTCTCTTCCACCAGCTCGCTTTTAACCTTCGCTTCAAATTCTTCGTCGGTCATCGCGTCGTAATCCGGCGCTGGCTCTTCGGCCTTAACCGGGCGCGGAGAGTGGACTACTACCGGGCGGACATTATCATCTTCCCAGGCCAGCGCGTTAACCAGCGCCGTTACGCGTTTTTCGGCGGTAGCGCGGTCAGCGAACTTCTTAACCGGTTTTTCGCTATGGAGGTTGTAAAACTCCACCAGCTCCTTCGTAGAAGCGGTTGCGACGTCGATGGTGTTCATAGCTAAATCCTCATTTCGTTTCGATAAATACATTATAGGTGAACCGTGTATTAAAGTAAAGCACTTTCTTAAAATATTTTCGAAAAGATGGAAAGTATTTTAAGAAGCCCGGTTATCGTTACCGGGCGGAACGGTTAGCCGAAGAGGATAGCCTCTAAGACTTCGGCGGCGTCTTCCTTCGATGCATGTTTAGAATCGAGGTGCCATACATATTCGCCGTAATGGCGGGTATAGATATAGACCTTTCCTTCGTCTTCGGTTTTACGAACCATCTTACCCTGTAGGCTGGAGATAGGACGCTGGTACACTTCGTTAAGGTTAAGTTTTCGAGCCATCTTTCTATACCTCGTTTTCGTTTCGATAAGTACATTATAGATGAGCGACGAAAAAAGTAAAGCATTTTTTCGACATTTTTATTTAAATTATTTTCGAAAAAATGAGAGATTTTTCTTTACTTCCATCTTAGCCTATCTTATAATGTATCTCATAGGGCGACGGAATAGACCGAAGCCGAAACGAACGAGGATTTAAAGATGGCTAAACTAACCGCTACCGAACTCGCTAACGCGTCCGCTTTCTTCGCTGGCGAGTACGTTCCTTACGCTTCCCTACTCGCCGCTAACGTGGGCGTTAAAATCGGCGAAGAAATCCCCGCCGAAGTAGTAGGAGATTTCGGTTTCGACGACGAAGAAGGTGCGTATCTCGATACCGTCGACGGGCGCGAAATCCGGGTTATCGAAACCGAACTTTACGTAGCCGCCGAAGACGTAGCGACCGGAGAAGTTGCCTTCTTCGCCCTCGAAGAAATCGAAGAATAAAAAGATGTAAATATTTCGGATAAAGTGAGAAATAAAGCTTTACTAGTCGGACACTTTATCCTATAATGTTTATATCGGAAGGGGAAATGAACCTCTTCTACCTAACCTAAAACGAGGACTTAAAAATGACTAACATGACTAAAGAAATTATCGCTATCCTGATGGCTTCTAAAACTAACGAAGGTGTTGCGTTCTCCGAAATTACCGGCCATGTCCGCCTCGTCGTCGATAACACCGAAACGTCCGAAGTTGCGAGCCTCATCGTTACCGGCTTCGTTCCTAACCTCGACGACGATATGGACGACGAATTAGCTCCGGTATGGTTACATAAATATTCTTTCGGATGGATGCTCGGACTCGATAACGGCGACCAGTACGCTATCCTTAACTAAAAATACACAGCCTTACATTAGCCTCGCTTATAGCGGGGCTTTCGTCGTTCTATCCCCTTCCTCCGCTATACCCTCTCTTAGAAAGTGTTCCCTTGGTTAATGTTGTTATGTCGAATAATAACGCTCGTTAATTATATCTTCGCCGCGCTGTCGCGTCCGGTATAGTTAGGACGGAGATAGTTTGAGGGTTAATGGTATGGGAGCTAATTGTTACGGTCGGTGATGGTTAGCTGACGAATGATTATGCTGCGTATTGTATGTTGCGTAATTGTTAGGGCGCGAATGATTACGGTGCGTGATGGTTTGCTGACTAATCATTAGCCTTCTAATTACAAGCGAAATAATGGTTAGTGCGCTAATCATTGAGTGTGCCCTTGACCGCGATTTAGTACCTGGTCCAATTTCACAGTACACTAATCAGAATTCCATCACGTAGGCGCGGCCAAGAACAATCAATCAAATACCCAGGAGCTGGCACACAGAATCAACGACGAAGCTGATGCCAATGAGGAACAAGAAGAAGGCGACGACGAGCGCAACAATCAGGAACAGGACATATATAACCCAGAACAGGAAATAGAGCACCGGGATAGCGATAATACAGGTGACGATAAGTATCACCACTAACCAAGCAATCTGCCGCAATGTTAAAGAACGTTTCATTTTATCTCCAAAGGGCGCTCGACTACCCGCACCCCATCATGGTTAAGTACCTAAGCGAAATTTAGCCCAGGATGAAATTCACGCGTACACTGGTCAACTACCAGGGAAGCCGCTGTCATTGCTGAACTGAGCGTAGTATATAATAAAAGCAACAATAAAAAGTAATCCAACAGAGAATAGGGACAATGCAAAAACGTTTGCCCAAAAGAGGCCATGGGCGACTTCTATGGAAAAATAGACCACCTTGATGCCAGTCCATATAGCCAAAAGTAGTGCTGCTGCGATTAAGATGATGACTGCCCAAGAGAAAACTTTAAGAAGTACTGAGCCAAAAGATTTATTCTTCATTTAATCCCCCATCGGTACGCATGCGGTGTTGACGATGATATCGTTGCCCCTGGTCGCAGACTTTTCCATAACTTTCGCGGCGGCTTCGCAGGTCGCTTTATCAACCATCTCAACCTTTTCCACCGCGATATGGGCGACGATAGTGTTGCTGAAACCAGTCGACTGGTACAGCCAGAAAATCAAAAGGAATTTCATTTTAACTCCAAAAAAGGGTGGTCGCCCACCCATACGTTAATTATTTTTCAAAGCAAGAGGCTTTAACCAGATAACCTGCCGCGTCCACCAGCGTTTCCTGTACGATAGGAATCGCAGCTTCACACTTCTCCTGAGACGTGAACTCAATCATTGGAGTTTCCATCTGAGGGTAGCTCATGTACACGAAAAGCATAATCCACATAATATCGCCTTAGCGGTATGAACCGCAGTTGCACTTCTTACGTTTAAGACCGCTGCCGCAAAGGCAGGGCTTGTTACGGTCGCCGCCACTAAGCGACGGCTTACGCTCTTTCGGCTCCGCGACCGGGACCATTTTACCCCGGCGACGTAGCGCGGCGGTCGCCAGCGCGATGGTCATCGCCAGCTCTGCTTCAAACTTATTGATCATGGGTGCACCGTTTTCATGGGGCCGCGCGACAATGCTTCTTCAGCAGCTTCGGCAAACGTGACCTTGCGACTGCCTGGAGACAAATCATTGATTCCCTGCGTATGACTTCCGGCAGACGGCAGCGTTTCTTCAGGCACGCTAAGCTCGTTTTCGATGTCGGTGATGATGCTTTCCAGTCGCTCGATATTGCAAGAGATATAGCCTGCGGTCGCGTCCAGGTCGGCAATCAGGCCTGATGCGCAATGCACGGCTGAGCCATTCGTACCCATCTCCATGCCTTTTGCTGACGCGCCGCTGAGGAATGAAAGGTTGCTCTCCAGCGCGTTTTCGATTTGGTTTAACTGGGTCAAAACGCGAGTGTATTGCGACAGCACGCCGTCCAGGTTGAAAGCAACATCGTCGAATGAAAAATCAACGCCTGGACCTTCAAAAGACGGCTTATTTGACTTGGCCAACTCCGTCGCGCTTGACAGCTTGTTTCGTTGCCCGGTTAACGTCGAAAGCCGCTCGATGGCCTTGTTGATTTCGTCGAGATGCGTGAAGTGCAAGCGCAGGTCGCTGATGAGGCCCGACATCAGACCGCTGTAAGCGAGTTGCGCACGTTTCGGCGGCTGTTGCTCTTGCGGGCCAGCTTGGCTGAAAGGCTCATCTGCAATCACGCCGCCCAGGTGCGCGTTGATCATATCGAGACGGTACAGAACCTGGGAGATTCGACCGACGTTATTTGAAAAACCGTTCTTTGCTAAAATCAGACTTGACATTTCATCACCTGTTGGTTGGATTACCGTTTAAGATGATATAAAAATACCCGATTTGGCTTTTTAGTTCAAATCGGGTATTCGATGCTAACGATTAAATTTATCGATAGAGCGGTATGTATGCAACCTTACCATTTCTGTCCAGAATTTGCATGTATTCCGCTGGCGCTGCCGTACTGGATGGCGTACCCGGAGGAGAGGATAGCTGGAGTACCCCGCCTGCGGCCCCTACGCCAGCGCCGTTGGCGTGCTTGGCAAAGCGATACTCTGGCAGCCTGATAGGGTTTTCGCCAGCCGCTGCCACAGGCTCGTTGGCAGATTTGGTGCCGTCTTTCAGGAACATGGACGGCGTTCCGGCGTCCTGACGGTTTACGCCGTTGCTGTACACGTTGACGTCGAACCGTCCACACCACTGCGGCAGCTTGATCCACAATTTGACGTAGGTGTTGTAAGGTGCCTGATAGCGGATGTCGGTGACTCCTGCCATGCCTTCGTGACTGGCCGTGACGATAGGTTCATTGCCAGAGCCGCGCTGGATTTTGATCGTTGTCTTGCCCGGTTCGCCGTTGCGCTCGATAGTTGGACTTGCGCCAGCGGAGCTATAGCCGTTTTTGGCGTGGATATCGACTTCCCATTGCTGGCCTACGGACGGTGAGAAGAATTGACCGATGCAGACCCAGGTGGACGCGCTGGTGTTGTTATCACCGTGCAGCGTGCCGCCCTGAAACAGTACGCGGATAGGCTGTTCAAAGCTGGTGGCCTGAGCCGATTCGGTGATGTAACCGTCTTCGTAGTTGCTGAGCCAGCGCTGCTCTGGCGTACCACGAACGACCGCGCCGCCCGTTTGCAGCTCAATGTTGTGCTTGCCGCGCGTACCCTTCAAGTTGAGAGGGAACTTGCTGGACTCGATGGACAGTTTGTGGATATCCCAGCCGCCGTTGCTCAGGTCGCCAGGTCCGTTGGAGTGCTCAATCCAGAGGTTACGAATCAGCGACTGCGTGCAGCGCGGCATGTTCAGACCGTTATCCGACAGCATGTACTGCAGGTTGCCGTTGGTGATTTCGACCGCCGTTGAGTGGTCCCACTTGCCTTGCGGGTCATTAGACCAGAGGATGCGAATGAAATCGTCGTAAATACGGTTGCAATAAATCTGGTCGAAGTGAGTGTCCAGAGTATCGAGTAAATCGAAAACGATGCCGCCGGAGTTGATTGCGCGGAAGCAGCTCACGTTGACGAACTGACCAGCCGTTTCGACGTTGGCGAAGAAAGGTTGCTTGTTACTTGGCGTGGTGAAATTCCAGCGCATACCGCCATCGGTGATGGTGGAAGTCGCCTGACCATCCCACTCGATGCCCTGAATGGCGAAGCGACGCGCGGAGCACTTGATCACTGGGGTATCTGACTTATCCGACACAATTCGCGTCTCCGGCATCAGGCCGAAGTCGACGCGCGGCCCGGTGAACTGAAGGTAGTCGATTTCGGCGGTGCCGTAGTCGTAAGGCGACACGAAACTGACGCCTGAAGGGAACTTAACGCCGATACGACGCGCCATGCGGTGGTTGCCGTCGATGTTCCGACCGTAGTTGAACATGCGTAAAACGGCTGGCAGGTCGTCGTTGATGCCGTCCATGTACGCGCCGAAGTGGGTGATGTTGATTTCGTCGCTGAAGCTGGAGCAAATGCGCTCCCAGTGGAACTTGTCGCCAGCAGCGTGCATACCGCCGTCGTCCGCGCCGCTGGTCAGGTGGCCCAGGAAGTAACCGCCGCCAGCCGGGTTGCCTGCCAACAGGTGATAGCTGGAGAGGTAAAGGATTTGCCCTTCAAACTCTGGCTTTCGGGTGCGGAGAGATTCGAAAGATGAAGCAGTGATTGCCTTTTGCAAATCGGACGTTTCAAGAATCGTTTTGAGTTCCATAACTACCCTCTGAAGTGACAAGGCCGGACTATTCCGGCCATAGTATTTTACTAAACTTTACGTTCAAAATCAACAATTTCTGCGGCTAACTGTGCAGCGCCGCGATAGCCAGCTTATAAACGCCCCACCAGAACGGTATGCAGATGAAAGCGCAAAACAACACGCCAACCATAATCCAGAGGCTCTTTCTGAAGTTCATTGCTCGATGCTCCAGGTTATCACCGACCCGTCGAACTGGCGGAACGGCTTGTTAAGGTCGCAGGCATTAATCCAAAAGCCCTGCGGTGAGTAAAAGTATTGAGTGAAGCCGTGGTCCGTACGAACTGATACAGGCAATGACATGTCCTGTGAGCTTCCATCCTTCTTCACCGTAGTTCTTTTCAGAATAATGCCTTTCATACGTACCGCCTTACTTGAGGGTGAGCTTCGACATCGCACGGCTGAAAAGGTCGCTTTCCAGCTGGTTGACGACCTGAGCCAGCTTATCTTCAGCAGCCAGCTTGACCAGCGTGCCAACGAATTGCGAGTTGTCTGCTTTCGGCGCAACGGGCGTCGCCTTCAGAACGTTACCGACCACTTCGACTTCGGTTGGAGTGTGCCAGTGGTGGTGAACGACAGACTCGGATTTGTTTTCCGCCGCGATGATGGCGCAGAGCTGATCAATGGCTTCGCTGTAATCAGTGCACTTCGCCACGTCAACGCCTTTATCGGCCAACTTTTTGTACAGCTCTGAAAGAATGGCGTTGCTCTGTTTCAGATTGCCTGCCAGGTGGTCAACGCTGTCCATCAGACCGACGACGTGGCGCGAAAGTCCTACAACGATAGCATTGGATGCGTCTTTGACTGAAAGAGGCTGCTCAACAGCAAAAACTTCTTTGACAACGCCTTCAATAAGCTCAACCGCTTCTTGACCGTTAGTTTTCTGGCTCATTTTGATTTACCTATGGATGATAGTAGTTTAAGTATCCAGACTATTGCTGGAATAATAGGGCATGCTATTATGATGAACATCCAGGCGAAAGCAAGGACGATGAACAAACCGCTTCTGCCTGCCAGGGCATCCTGCATGTTATAGATTAGGATGAATGTCAATGCTGCTGCGATAAGCAGTTCATTCTCTTCGATTACATTGGCCACCTTCCTTAAAACATTCATAATTTAACCTCTCATATTCAGAGATTTGATTATTACTCAGTTTGGAAGATAAGGCAAGCAGAAAGTGAAAATAAATTAGGCGGCCATGATAGCCGCCAGAGGTGTTAAACGTCGATTGTCATAACAGTCAGCGTACCGCTACCACGCGCCCACACTTCTGCCTTCTCGGAGAAGGTTGGGAGCTGGTTTTGCGCGGTCAGCGTGATAGCTGGCGTTTCACGGTCTTCGGACGGCGCTGACTGGCCTGCGTAGAACGATACGGAGCCGATGGAAGTTTGCAGCTGGGTCGTTACGATGCCTGCCTTGTTGGCAATTTTGACCCACTTTTTACGGTCCAATTCAACATTAATTGTGCTTGACATGATTACCTCGTGTACTCGATGGTTGTGATGTATTTAACGCCCCAGTCAGCATCAGCCAGAGGCACCGTGACGGAGTTGGAAGAGCCGAAAGAAGCTGTTTTGCTGCTTCCATCGCTGAAGTTGAATTTAACGCCAGTAGCGTCCGCTACTTTCGTAACGGTTGCTGAAGAAGCAGCGCGAACCTTAGTCAGTGACGCATCTTCGATGATGAACGGAGATGTTGCGAGCTTGCCCGGTTCGATTTGCAGCATACCCAGCTTCAGGCGGTTGTTTATCGTCTGATAGAACCAGCTCGACGTCCAATCGCCTGCCGCTAACCAGCCGCTGGGATAGGAGCTGTTTTGCGTCAGGTAGAGGTAGAAATTGGCTTCGTTAGGGTTGGATAAACGGTGGCGAATACGGCTAAGGTTCTGAGAAGTATATTTAGCAACCTTTCGCTGCCATGCAGGGTTCGCGTCATAAGCGGTGTAAGGTGCCATGACAATGCCGTTAACGTCCTGAGAGATTAAATAGTTCGCGCCGTCCGTATTTACGGTGCCGATAGCGCCACCGTCTGGCCCACCTGTGGCGTCTGCGGCGAAGCCTGCACCAGTGCCCACGACGACGTAAGCGCTGGCAACGTTGCCGCGCCCGCTGGGCTGGTAGTTGGTTGACGCTGGCTCAGGCTGGTGACGACCGACCGCGACGCCGTTGCGATACTCTACGGGCCATTGGTTGGTCGCGCTTGTCTTCAACTTACCATCGCTGCCCCAATACATGTGAGCAGGACCGTTATAAGTGACGCGCGAATCAAGTACTGACGCTGTCATATCGATTGGAGGGATTGGTGCAGGACCGGTGCGTATTTTGCCGAACCACAAAGGCTGGTTGATGCCGAACAAAGGTTTATTTCCCGGATGGATGATCATACAGACCTCTCAAAAAAATGGTGGAGCAGTCGCTAAACTGTCCACCAAACCGCTGGCTGCCGATAACTGGTTGTGTTTTGAATCTTATCAATAATTTTACTTGAAAAGAGTGATTTAATCAATATATAATGTGGTAAAATTTCGTAAACGGACCTCATTAATGTATCAACTGAATCCTGCGCTAAGAGATGTTTGGAACACTAAAGCACGCTACAAGGTTGTGTATGGTGGCCGTGCATCTTCCAAGTCGCATGATGCAGCAGGTTTCGCCGTATTCCTTGCAGCCAACTTCCGGCTGAAGTTCCTTTGCGTACGTCAATTCCAGAATAAAATTTCGGAATCGGTTTACACGCTCCTCAAAGACAAGATTGAAAACTCTGAGTTCAAGGACGAGTTCAACTTGTTAAAGAACAGTATTGAGCACAAAGTTACCAAATCTGAATTCCTTTTCTACGGTATCGCACGCAACGTTGACGAAATCAAGTCAACGGAAGGTGTCGACGTTCTCTGGCTCGAAGAAGCGCACGCACTTACTGAAGAGCAGTGGGACATCATTGAACCAACAATCCGTAAAGAAGGCAGTGAGATTTGGATAATCTTTAACCCGGATGAAGAAGCTGATTTTGTGTATCAGAATTTCATCGTGCGCCCTAAAAAGAATTCTATCGTCAGAAAGATTAATTGGCAAGAGAATCCTTTCTTATCGCAAACGATGATTGACGTTATCAAGGACATGTACGACCGCGACCCGAAAAAGGCAGAGCACGTGTATGGCGGAGAGCCGAAGACTGGCGGCGACAAGTCTGTTATCAACCGCGCATTCGTCAAGGCCGCGCTCAACTTGCACAAGCACCCAACCAAAGGTTGGGAAGCAACCGGAATGCGCCGAATCGGCTATGACGTAGCGGACGACGGCGGAGACGTCAACGCAATGGCGAAAGGCGTTGGGAACGTGCTGCAAGTCATCGAGACTTGGGAAGGGCTTGAGGATGAGATGCTCAAGTCAGCCGCGCGTGTCTACAAGTCAGCAAAAGAGCTGAATGCTACAGTGACATATGACTCCGTCGGTATCGGCGCGGCCATCGGCTCGAAGTTTTCTGAGTTCAACGAAGACAACCCAGGCGGGTGGCAGATTGAATACGACGCATTCAACGCTGGTGGGCGCGTTCACAATCCTGATGACGTTTACCTTGAGCTGCCGCACGTTAAGATTCTTAACAAAGACCACTTTTCTAACGTTAAGGCTCAAAAGTGGGTAGAGGTTGCAGAGCGCATGCGCGCATCTTTCGAATACCTCAACGACCCTAACGCCAACCCGGATAACACCGACGTGTCTGAGCTTTGCTCAATCGATACTGAAGGATGGACTGAAGAAGAGATTGAGCAATTTCTCTTTGAGATTTCTGCGCCGAGAAAAGATATCGACCGAACCGGGAAATTCAAGGTGGAATCCAAGCCTGATATGTTAAAGCGCGGCATCAAATCCCCAAACAAGGCTGATGCCGCTATCATGTTTTGGATGAAGCCTATGCGCGCAGCAGCAGGATTCTTCGACTTTTAATCGTCGGAAATCTTGCGCTGGATTTCAACGTCTTTCGCGCGCCTTTTGCCTTCAGTAAACGCAATTATGCTTTCCGGGTCTTCTGCTGAGAATTTTGGCTGCTTCGCTTTTGAGTAATTAGCTTCACCAAAATACTCTGCGACCGCCGCGCCTTTCACGACAACCAATGACGTTCCAGTAGAAGTCGTAAGCTTCTGGCGCTCTACGCGCAAATCGTTGAGCCTTTTACACAGCGTCTCACACGCTCCCAGCTTAAACTTGGAGCCTAACCCTACCGGATAGCGACCCTCGTGCCCTATCTCAACGAGCCATTCAGCGCACAGCTTGTTTACCAGGACGAGCAAGCTTTCATACATTTCAACTGCCATGTCAACGTCGTGCTTGAATCCGCGAAAAACGATGCGATTACCCCAAACTTTCTTGTAAGCCTTGAAGTGCTTTTCCGCGCCTTCAAGAACCGCTTGGCAGTCATTAAATTCGGCTACCGCGACGGACAAAATGTTCATGTGATGCGGTATGTTGGCGAATGTGCGCGTCGCAGGCTGCTTGGAGAATTCACGGTCTTCTCCGTTAACGTTGAGGATGTCAACCTTTGTCAGTTGATACTCATCCATCAGCTTACGCGCTTTCGCCATCGCGTTGGCGGCTTCGTGCTCATTGGCACTGCCTTCAGCCAGACGGAACAACTTTTCAATTTTCAACTTGATGCGGTCAACGCCGCTGGATTTAGCGTATTCATTGCTCATTTGCCGAACCCCGATGCGATTGCAGTGCTTAACATGAGACGGATTGTTTCAACCAGCTTGTGAGCGGAAACTTCAACCGTGCTGCGCCCTTCAGACTCAGGAGAAACGTTATAGTGGCAGTCTACTGATACACGGTTGCCTTCTGCAGGGTGGACGATGATCAGAACGAAGTTTCCAGGCTTCTGATCATGGAAGTAAAAGCGGTTGAAACCGTGCTCACAAAGTACGGATACCATAATAGTATCTGGTACGTGATCAGCTTCGAAAAAGTAGCATTTCTTGACGGACATATACTGTGACATTTTCAATTCCTCGTTTTGTTTCGATGAAATGATTATCGCTCACTTTTAATCAAAAAGCAAGCGATAAAATGATATTTTGCATAATTAAATTGCTGCGTTAGGGACTCTGGTATCGTAACGCTGCGCCTTAACGCGCCACTGACAGGCTTTGCGGGCTGTCTTTTTGTTCTGTTTCTGTCGACACTGGGCCGTAGAATCCAGGTAATCGATGCCCGCAAGGATTTTTAACTTCAGCGAATCAATGTCGTCTTTTTCGGTAACTTCAACGTCCAGCACGGCGGCGACGTCTAACAGGGCATTCAGAGCTTTGTTCATGGTCAAATCCTCACATAATCGATTTAAGAACCTGATATGGCACGAAGTAGCTCAAACCCTGCTCCGGGTTCAAGCCGTAAAAGATACCGACTAACTCGCCGCGCTCGTTCATGACGGGTCCACCGCTCATTCCCTGCACGCTTCCGGCGTCGGTGTATCCAACATAGCACTTTCCAACCTTCCTGAATCCTAAGATGGTGCCCTTAGAAGATACTGGAAGGTTGCTGCGTGAGCTAAAGCCGTAGATTGAAACCTTGTCGCCAGTCTGGGCATTGGCGAACTCTGGCAGCACGCGACCGTTGTTGCGTTCACGAATCAGCGCGACGTCGCAATGCTTGTGCTTGGCGATTACCTTTTTGAAAGGCAAGTCAGCGACGTGCGCGGCAGTCAAGCTGGTTGAATTGGTGACTGGCGTAGTCGTGCCAACGATAGACGCAACGTAAGGCACGCCGACAACGGTCAAACGTGAATGGGTCATCGCGTTACGGTCGAATTCGTAGTGGCCTGTTGAGCAACCAGCAAGAGCAAGTGAGAGTAACGCGATGGCCTTTTTCATTTTGCAACTCCTGTGATTTCGTCGTGATACATGGCTACGGTAGCCCATTTGTCAGATACCCAGCCGGTGTCGGTGTGAGTTAATGAGCCAGCCTCGCAAACGATGCTGTAAATTGGGTTGCCGTTGTTTGGATTAACGTGCTCAACTTCTCCATAGCCACGTGAGAGGCGGTCACTGAATGCAAGCATGTCGCCAACCTTGTACGCGTCTTGCTTAACCAGGCGCTTGCCCATCACCGCTTCAACAATGTTTTGCGCAGCGTCGGAGTAGTCCAGGACCCACGGCTCAACGGTGCAGGAGACCCAAAGTTCAGCGTTGGCGTTGCGAACCGCATTGGCGGTGTTTTCATCAACGAAGGTGCCTAAAATCTGGAAAACGCTATGACCTCTGGCGACAACTACGAATACGATTGAAACTTGCTCTTTCATCTCACTTTCCTCTCTTGTTTGCGTTAAAATAAATATACGTCAGAAATGGAAAGAAAGCAAATATATTTCACAACTATTTTGCTGATTACACATATTGATTGATTTTAAACACTTTCGGCACTTATAATAGAGGATGACTGTGAATCCACTCGAATGGCGATAAACATGAAAAGACTCATCGGTTGGCCGTGGAATAAAGCCAAAGCAGAAGCAGCCAAAGATGCTGCGAAACCCATAAAAGACCCGCTTGAAGCAGACACCAGGCTAGACATCGTCAAGCGCGGCGCTGATCAAGGCTGGGAATACACTGAGAAGCCTGTTCCAATCTTCAAAAGCATTGACGACTTTCCTACTCTTAAATCCCTTATCAACACCGAAGACGAATTAACGTTCAAAGGTAAAGCGCTGGACGCCGCGACAATATCGCGTTCGGTAGTCGATAATGGCTTTAAGTCAATGTCATCTGACGGCGCGTTCAACAACTACACCGTGCCGGACCAGCTCCAGAACTGGTACATGAGCCAATCTTTCATTGGCTATCAGGCCTGCTCAATCATCGCGCAGCACTGGCTGGTAATGAAAGCTTGTTCCATGGTCGGAAAAGATGCCGTGCGTAAGGGCTGGGAAGTGAAATCCTCATCAGACGTCGAACTAACCGCAGAAGAAGCGGAGCGAATTAAATCACGTGATGAAGAGATGAAGATTCCTGAGAACCTGACAGAAAGCGTCACCTTCAAAAACATCTTCGGTATTCGCGTGCTGCTTTTTGTGGTAGAAAGCGCTGACCCTGAGTATTATGAAAAGCCGTTCAACATTGACGGGGTAACTAAAGGCTCTTATAAGGGTATGTCTCAGATTGACCCTTACTGGTGCATGCCGCTGGCTTCTAATAATATGACGGCCAACCCTGCATCGATGCATTTTTATGAGCCTGAATTCTGGGTGATCAGCGGCAAGAAATACCACCGCAGCCACCTGATTGTGCTGCGCAACGATTTCACGTCGGATATTCTGAAGCCAACTTACCTCTTCGGCGGCATCCCCTTAACCCAACAGATTTATGAGCGCGTGTATGCCGCAGAGCGCACCGCGAACGAAGCGCCGTTGCTGGCTATGTCCAAGCGAACCACTACGCTGCGAACCGACGTGGAAAAGGCTATTGTGAATGAAGCCAACTTCGCCAAGCGCCTGATGATGTGGATAAAGTACCGCGACAACCACGGCGTGAAAGTGGTCGGCAAGGAAGAGGCTGTTGAGCAATTCGACACCAACCTGTCAGACTTTGACAGCGTGATCATGAACCAGTATCAGCTGGTTGCCGCAATTGCTAAGGTGCCGTCGACAAAGCTGTTGGGGACATCGCCTAAAGGCTTCAACGCCACGGGCGAATTCGAGATGGTATCGTATCACGAAGAGCTGGAGACGTGCCAGAAACACGACCTGACACCAATCCTGCGCCGTCACTACCTGCTGCTGACGAAGTCTGAAGGTATCTCCGTTAAAATCAAGGTCATCTGGGAGCCAGTAGGAAGTCTGACGGCGAAGCAGCAAGCGGAGATTAACCAGAACAAGGCAAATACTGGTAAGGCTCTTATCGACGGCGGCGTAATCTCTCCTGATGAAGAGCGTCAACGCCTGAAAGACGACCGCAACAGCGGGTACAACCGTCTGGGCGAAGAAGAAGCCGAAACGCAACCAGGCCTCAGCCCTGAAAATATCGCTCTCATGGGTAAATCTGCTGGTGAGATGATTCAAGGTAAGGCGGATATCGAGCAAGCGAAAGCTGACATTCTTAAACAGTCTGGCGCATTCTACAAGAACACTGGTGAACTGCCAGAGGGCGGTGAGCGCGGCGAACTTGCTGAGAACCAGGCAGGAAACAACGCCATTGAGCCAAACCCTGAATATCTGGGCGACACGCCGCAGGGCGCGACCACGAAGGCAAGCGCGTTTGAAACGAAGAGTAGCAACAACGAAGTTGAAGAATTAGTGCGTGAGCTTGACCGCTTACACGACTACTATATCCCTGAAGGGAAAGACGTCAAAGAATTTGACCCTTACCAGAAGAAGCGCGGCACGCAGCCAAGCGTAACCCCTTCAACTAAAGCTTCAACTTTCGGAATGCACCACACCGTTGCGAGGATGGACGCAGCAGATATGCCGAAGATGAAAATTAACGGTCACATCTGCCTGATTGAAAATCCACGAACCTCTATCAGGAAAGGCAACAGCCTTGACGGAGCGTGGGAGCGCACAATGCCGCACCATTACGGATTCATTCGCGGCACCAAAGGCGCTGACGGTGACGATGTTGACTGCTTCATCGGTCCGAATCCTAAGTCAGGGAAGGTGTTTATCATTAACCAGAACGACAACCACTCTGGCGAATTTGATGAACACAAGGTCATGCTCGGATTCGACTCCGCAGAAGAGGCTGAGAAGGGTTATCGCGCATCCTTTGATGCTAAATGGCAGGGCTTTGACTCAATCCATGAAGTGACACTGGATGAGTTCAACACCTGGGTCAAAGGCGATTGCAACACCCCTTACGGTAAGGTGTGATATGGCGTTTAAGGCATCCAAGAAGAGGGAGCGCAGGGAACCTGAAAAGGTGGGCTTAGGCTCACCTATAACACCATCCTACGCGCTGTCCCTCTGGTATCGAAAAGAGCTAAATGCTGTCATAGCCGAAATGGTTAATGATTATCAGTTTAACATTGATCAAGCATTCGTTCACCCTGAAGTCAGAAAGTATTTTGCCATGGACAGCGCGGCATCTTTCCTGACGGGCCTGCTTAATCGACTCAAAAAGAAGTGGGCCAACCAATTCAACCGCGTTGCCGCTGACTTGTCGAAGCGCTTCGTTGAGCGCATCGATGAGCAAGCGACGATTGCGACCTTCTCAAGCCTTAAGGTTGCCGGAATGGAAGCGCCAAAGGCTAAGTATACTGAAGCAGTAAAAAACACGATTCAAGGATTCGAAGAGTGGAATAAGACATTGATAACCAACGTGGGCGCGCAGGTACACGAAAAGGTTTTCAACGCAGTGATGCTGTCTCTTACCTCGGCAGACCCTGAAGAGCAAGGCATGCCGGGAATCCAAAAGGCTCTCAGAGAGGTTGGAATAAAAGAAAAAAGGCGCGTCAAATTCATCGCTCAAGACCAGGTTTCAAAAATATACGGTGCTCTTGCTGACCAGCGTATGGAGGACAACGGGGTCGAAGAGTTTGACTGGATTCATTCAGGGGCAGGAAAACACCCGCGCCAATGCCACGCCCATATGAATGGAATGCGCTTCAAGATTAATGATCCAAGGCTCTGGGAGATTGGAGGCGAATTGGGCCTCACTAAGCGCGACTTAGGGCCGCCCGGTTGGGCCATAGGTTGCAGGTGCAAGAGACGTCCAGTAATTTAAGGCAGCCTTATGAAAGAATACATCAAATGTGGTCTTCTGATTACACTCGCCGCCGTAACATTTGCTTCTTACGGTGTTAGCGGGCATAATAAGGATTCCAATGCAACTGACGGAACATTCATAGTTAAGAATATTCCTAGCAAAGGGTGACATTATGCAGAAATTCACGACCGCAATTAAGCCTTTGAATGAGGGTTGGGTGTCAGAGGAATTTAAGACTAACCCTCTTCTCACTTGGCGATGGGCAATATTTGACATCACAATGGTTACTCTGATAGTAATCGGCGTGATACTCAAAGCCCTATAAATTTGCAAGTCTGGCGGCAATGGACTGCCGCGAAATGTTAATTAAATGTAGCTATTTGTGTAATTACACGATACAATCACCTAAAATATCCTGCCGCGCGACACAGGTTATTTTTTGGTTATTCGAATAATCCTTTCAAATCATAGGAATAACCGGAATAACCAAAATAACCAAGTTTTTCCGAAACTCTTAAGGTAAGCCGAAAAAAATAATAAATTGACTACAAAAAAATAGAGTTATTTTATTATTTTTTTAGACTATCCCCGTATATCTCAAATTTTATGGTTACGGAAGTTATTTGGATATTTTACACTAATAGTTGCGGCAACTCAGCCACTTACAGAATATCCGAAAAAATAACTTAGGATATTTTTTCTAGTACACAGGTTATTCTCAGAATTAACACCAGCCAATAAATTTTTCGCGGCGGATAAATTATCCTTAAACATTTTGTTGCTTACTGATTTAGCTGAATATATAATACCACCTAACACGAAAACACACGGTGACTGAATATGCAGGGCACAAGCCGCGAAATCGACAAAAACGGTTTCATGACAATCAAGGGTTGTCCGCTCTCATCATTTGGGATTTTTGAATATTCAGCAGGTCAGGTCGGATTACCCGGCGACCCACACCGCATCGTTAACGTTTACCGCCCAGAATCAGAAGTGAACAATGTTGATGCTATCAACTCGTTCCGCAACGTTCCTTTCATTGATGACCATGAGATGCTTTCCGGCTTCGAAGGTGATGAAGAGAACTCAGCGCCAGAAGATTACGGTGTCGATGGCGTACTCACTTCTGAAGTCTATTACGCAAAACCGTGGATGCGCGGCGACCTGAAGGTATTTGCCCGCAAGCTGCGTCGCGCGATAGATTCTGGCAAGGTCGATTTGTCTCTGGGTTATGATTGCGAGTTTGTTGTTCAGTCAGGAACCTTCGACGGCAAGCCGTATGAGGTGATTCAACAGCGACTTCGCGGCAATCACATTGCACTGGTTGACATAGGTCGTGTCCCCGGTGCACGTGTTCTGGATGGTCGGTGCTTTGACCATCTTAGTCTTTCTGTACTACCATCCAACGAGGATAACCCCATGCCACAAAAAGGTATCACCAAGCCTATTCTGGGCAAAGGGATGGATAAAGCCGCTAAAGATAATGCGATTGAGCAGCTGAAGGCTCTGATTCCCGCATTAGAGCAGGCGCTTTCAGAAGAAGGTGGTGAACCTGCTTCTGAGCAACCGTCTGAGCAGCCATCCGTCTCAGTTGAGCAGACGCCAGAAGGTTCTGGCGAAGGCGAAACTAAGGTTGAAGTTGAGCCGGGTTCTGAAGTTTCAGAACATAACGACGAGCCGCCAACTAATGAAGGCGAACAGCCTTCAGGTGAAGGCGAACTCTCAGGCCTGATCAGCCGTGTCAAAGCTGTCCTTGAGAAACTTGAATCAGGAGCCGCGACCGATGAATCAGAAGTTAAACCTGGTGAAGCTGAAGACCGCACTGAAGGTCTGGTGGACATCTCAGCACCAGCCGGTTCAGACCTCAAGGTTGACGACAAACCGACGGAAGTCGAAAAGGCGTCGCCAGGCCCATCAGCAGGAACTCACAAAATGGCAAACGATTCGGCGGTTCGCGCTATCCGCGCTGATATTGCTCGTGCGGATAACCTCTACAAGCGCGTGTCTAAAGTTACTGGTGCCTTTGATCATGCAGCTATGTCAGCATCTGATGTAGCCCGCTATGGTGTTCAGAAGCTGAAAATTAAGTGCCAAGATGGCGCTGAGTTTGATGCTTTGGATGCATATCTGAACGGTCTGGATGCTGCTGCCCGTCAGCAGACCGTGACCACGTCTAAACGCGCAGCGGACTCAGCGGCAGAATCAGCTGAATTCGACGCATGGTTGAAGGGTACTAAATAATGTTCCAGCAAAAGGTCAATCGCAATTACCCTACTGGCTTCCCCGGTGACATCGTCCGCGATGGCCCGAAGCGTGCGAAGCCAGGTCGAATCGGCAGCGCCAATGACGTTGCGAACGGTAACACTAACCGCATCAGCCGTGTGTTCGGTTATGCGTCTGATCAGTCTTACTCCGGCCAGAACGGTCAGGTTAAAACCCTGGGCGCGTTCAACACCGAAGTGACGCTGGGTGGCGCTAACTTCTACGGCGTGCTGGGTCATCCTAAGCACTATGTACTGTACGGTGGTCAGGACGGCGCTCTGTCCGCGACCTACGACCTGCCGCAGTACTTTGAAGGCGAATTCTTCGACATGGTTACTGGCCTTGTTGCAGAAATCTTCAACTTTGGCACAACTGCTCAGTCAATCCAATACGGTGCGCAGCTGTACTACGTACCAGTTGGTCTGGCGGCAAACCCTAACAAAATTCCGTTAGGTGCGCTGGTTGCAGTCAATCCGGGCGATACTGCGCCGGAAGGTCTGTTGCCAATTCCGAACTCCATGGTGACCAACCCTGTTGACCTCGCTGCTTCAAGCGCGACCGCAGCGGTGAACACCTGGACCATCATTCAGCTGACTCAGTAAGAGGTGAGCAATGGTAATGCAATCTAAGGTACATTCTCACCTCTCTGGTAAGAACGTGCGCCCGTTCGAAATGACCGCCGTCACCGACGCTGCTGTAAGCCGCCTGCGTGACATTGGTCTGGTATTCGACCGCGCGACGGTTCAGCACCAGATTGGCGAGTTGAACCGTGCTGGCGCATTCGACAGCATCAGCGGTCGTGGTATGGACGCGTCTTTCACCGCGCCTGTTACCAACCCGTCGCTGCCGACGCCAATTCAGTTCCTGCAACAGTGGCTTCCGGGCTTCGTTAAGGTCATGACTGCCGCGCGCAAGATTGACGAGCTGGTCGGTATCACCACCGTGGGCAGCTGGGAAGACCAGGAAATCGTTCAGGGTATGGTTGAGCCTGCTGGCACTGCAGCGGAGTACGGTGATTTCACCAATATCCCTCTGACCAGCTGGAACACCAACTTTGACCGCCGTACCATCGTGCGCGGCGAGCTGGGTATTCTGGTCGGTATGCTGGAAGAAGCTCGCAGCTCTGCGATGCGTCTGAACAGCGCCGAAACTAAACGCCAGCAGTCTGCTGTCGGTCTGGAAGTGATGCGTAACGCCATTGGCTTCTTCGGCTGGTACAACGGCAAAAACCGCACCTTTGGTTTCCTGAATGACCCGAACCTGCCTGCGGCGTTGACTTCAACGACCACCAACGGCTGGCGCAACGGTACATTCCAGCAGATCATCAATGATGTCCGTATCATGGTGCAGGAGCTGCGCGTCAATTCGCAGGACCAAATCAACCCGCAAGACCTCGACCTGGTGCTGGCTCTGCCGACCAACGTTGTGGACTTCCTTTCCATTACCACTGACTTTGGTATCAGCGTCCGTGGCTGGATTGAGCAGACTTACCCGAACCTGCGTATCGTTTCAGCTCCAGAGCTGATGGGCGCAATCGAAGGTGAAGACGGCGAGTATGAAAACGTTGCTTACCTGTACGCAGAAAGCATTGATAACTCCATCGACGGTTCTTCTGACGGTGGCGAAGTCTTCATGCAGATGGTGCAGACTAAGTTCATGACGCTGGGCGTTGAAAAACGCGCCAAATCCTACGTCGAAGACTACGCAAACGCCACAGCAGGTGTCCTGCTTAAGCGTCCGTGGGCCGTCGTTCGTATGATTGGTATCTAACAGCCAATTGAACACAAGGAATGGGCCATAAGGCCCATTCTTATTACCAACCGATGGTATTGGGCTTCAGGGGCTGAAATACCACGTAAATTACTAGGACTGAACATATGTCAAGCGTATACGTATTATCCAAAATGTCAATGCCCGTTGCTTATTGCGTTTATGAGCAGCGCGACCGTAATTCTGGCGCGGTGCCGACAGCCCGTAATCCGGTTGTAGGTGACGTGCCTCTCCTGCGCAGAAAAATCTTTATCCACGGCGGCGCTGGTATCCCATCAACCCGCTCTGGATTTGGTGAGCGCATTCATGATCAGAACGGCCAGCCTCTTTGGGTTGCAGACGGCGTTGTGACTGCCATCTCAGAATCCGATTGGGAAATTTTGAAAGAGCACGAACTCTTCAAAAAGCACATGGAGCGCGGCCAGGTTAAAGTGATCAATCAGGACATTCGCGACAACCATCGCAAGGTGGCTAAAGAGGCCGCAGGCCTGACCAATGACCCGTTTGCTATGATGACGCCGGAACGTATGACGAAGCGTTACGCGCAGACCAAAAACATCACCGCATCAACTGGGTCAGTTGAAGAAAGCGAAAAACGAAACTAATGGAGTGAGCCATGTCCCAGAACTATCCAGAATTCGACATACCGCAGTTTCGTTTGAGATTCCCGGAATTCTCTGATACTACGGTATACAGCGACATAAAGCTGGAAGCCTTCTGGGACATGTCCAGCGTATTTATCAGCTTGGATGGTAGTCCATGTAGGGTTTTGACTGGTAAACAGTTAGCGCTGGCATTACAATTGATGACAGCGCATCTTTTATCTCTGGCTGTTCAGGCTGCATCCGACTCCGCTACTGGTTCAGCGGGCACCGGAGAGTCTGGCGGCTTTGTTGTATCGGCCTCAGTAGGCGACATTAGCGTTACAAAGTTAGCGCCGCCTGCGACCGATGGGTGGCAGTTCTGGCTCAACGGCTCACCGTATGGCACGGAGCTGTGGGCATTACTGGGCCTGTTAGCGGTAGGCGGCTTGTCTTACGGCGGCCTGCCTGAGCGTGAGGGCTTCCGTAAAATTGGCGGGGTGTTCTGGTGATTGTTCCCGGTGCTAATCTTTTCCGTCTTGCTACCCGGCTGATTAAACCTCAGCCGATTGAGTATTATCGTTTTGCTGGACGTGATACCGACCGCCAGCGAAATCTCGTTGATACTTATTTTCCTGTCCAAACCATCATGGCGTCAGTTCAGGCCGTTCCTCGTGATTCGTATGCTGAACTTGGTCTGGACTTCCAGAAGAATTACCTCAAGATATATGTCGCCATGGATGTTATGGACTTGGAGCGTGATGCCTCAGGTGATATGTTTGCTTTTGGAGCACGTAAGCGCTTCTATAAGCTTACCAGTGAAACGCCATGGTTTGATATGGATGGTTGGTGCTCCGCTATCGCTGTTCAGGTGCTCCAGTCGTTTCCAATCACCTTTGTTTCAGAGGTTAATGGCTCATGAAAGACGTTGACCTGATTGATGCGATAGCAACCCGCTGCGAGGAAGGTCTTGCGGCTTTAGGCTATAACACCAGAAACTTTCCCCTTTTACAGTCTTATCAGCCGCGCCAGCAAGGTGTTCCGACTGGTAATTCAGTATATGTTGAAAAGTTGTATTCTCATGTTTACGGCTCACCTTCTCTTGGACTAAAATATGATTCCAATAAAGACGTCTTCATTGAGAAAGAAGGTCAGATATATAATACGACTTTTCAAATCAGCGTTTTATTGCCTCAAATACCCGGCAATACTGATATTCCAACTGCTGCCGACGTTGCTGAACATTTACAGCGCTGGATATCATCACGTGCATCATTAAGAATCTTCCGGTCAAAGGGTCTGTCTATATACAGAATCCTGGACGTAAAAAACCGAAAGTTTCAGGATGATCAGGAACAGCACGAAGCCTTTCCAAGTTTCGACGTCACCTTCAACCACATCAATAGCCTTGAGAGTGAGATTGGAGCAGTTAAGCGCGTTGTCGGTCGCATAATCGGGGTGTGATATGGCCCGCTCTAAAGAAATCCAAAAGCAAATTGACATGCTCAAGAACCTTCAAAATGCAAAGGTTCAAGCGGGCTGGTTCGAAACTGATAGATACTCAGATGAAGAGGGCGGCGAATTAGTCGCCGAACGCGCCCGCAAGTTAGAGTATGGATTCACTAGCAAATTCACACTTCCAAACGGCCAAGAGGTTGACGCTTATACGCCTCCTCGACCATTCATGCGATTCGCTGGCTTACTATTTTCGGCTGACCGCAGGCGGATTGAGAATAACATTGCTAAAAAGTTGTTTTCAGGTAAAATAGACGCTGACCAAGCGCTTGCCCAAATCGGGTTAGCGATGGAAGCCAAGATTGTAGATTCAATCAAAGAAGGTGAATGGATTGGCAACTCATATTTCACCATAAAACAAAAAGGATTTGACAAACCTTTGATTGAAACGGGTCATATGTGGCAGACCGTCAGCAGCAAGGTTGTTAAATAGGAGAGAACCAGTGATCAGTCAATCTCGTTATATTCGCATTATCTCCGGCGTTGGTGCTGGCGCAGGCGTCGCAGAGCGTGAATTAATGCTCCGTGTACTCACTGCCAATAGCCTTATTCCGGCAGGCGTTGTCATGGAGTTTGATACTCCTGATGCAGTCCAAAGCTTCTTTGGCGCGGCGTCAGAAGAGTATAAACGTGCTCAGCGCTATTTTGCTTTCATTAGCAAGAACACCTTTTCACCGCAAACGATCAGTTTCAGCCGTTGGGTGAATTCGGTCATTTCCGCTCAGATTGTCGGCGATAGCGAAGACAAATCTCTGGGCACCCTCAAGTCATTCTCTGGCGCGACACTCTCGCTGGCGTTCAATGATGAGCAGTTCGATGTACCACCAATCGACCTGACCACTGCGACCACGCTGACGGACGTTGCTCAGAAGATTCAGGACGCTCTCGCGGCGGCTGAAGGTGCACCGGAAGCTATTTCTGGCGCGACCGTGACTTACAACACAAACACCCAGCAGTTTGTTATGACCGCCGCTTCTGCTGCGTCTGGTAGCGGTACGCTGACTACTGTTCCGACCAGCCTGAACACCGATATTTCCGGCTATCTGGGTTGGGGTGTGACCGGGACCGTTTACGTCGCCGGACAGGGTCAGGACACCCCTGTAGAAGCTATCACCAAGTCCAGCGCCCTTTCCAACAACTTCTTTAGCTGGGTTGTTGCTGGCGCTGATTTGACGCTGGAGCAGATTGTTGAGAATGCTGCATGGAACGATTCGCGTAACAACGAATTCATGTATTGCTTCTCGACTACCCTGCGAAACGCTTCGGCGTATTATGCAGCGCTGAAAGGCTTCTCCGGCGTAGCAATGAGCCTGCGTTCACCTATTCTGGCCAATGATTTCATTGATCAGTTCCCTGGTGAAATCGCTGCGGCGACAAACTATCGTCGTCCGAATGCGTCACAAAACTTTATGTACTACCAGAGCGCAGCCCGCAATGTGGTAGTGACCGAAGACCGTGATGCAGACCTCGCTGACGCCGCGCGCGCCAACTATATCGGCGTAACCCAGCAGGCAGGCCAGCCGCTGTCGTTCTATCAGCGCGGCGTGCTGATGGGCGGCTCTCAGGCTGCTGTCGACATGAACACCTACACCAACGAAGCGTGGATGAAGGGTTCAATCACCAGCCAGCTGTTTGCGCTCTTCCTGAACGTGGGTCGCGTGCCTGCTAACGAAGCGGGCAAAAGCTCCATTATTGGCGTGATTCAGACTGTAATCGATAACGCGACCGTCAACGGCACCATCTCCGTTGGTAAAGCGCTTACCGAAATCCAGAAGCAGTATATCAACCAGCAGACTGGCGACGATACCGCATGGCGCCAGGTTCAGACTATCGGCTACTGGCTCGACGTCGATTTTGAGACTGAGACCACGCCTGATGGCCGAATCGAGTATTATGCGACGTATCAGCTGGTCTATTCGAAAGACGACATGGTTCGCCGTGTCGTTGGCCGCGACCAAATGATCTAATCCGATAGCCGTCAGATGCCGGCGGCTAATCTTAACAGGAGAGTAAAATGATTAATGTTTCCGGTTACGGGTTGGTTGGTCGTTTGATTGCCAACCGTACCTACCCACAAGGCGTTAATATTGCCGATTTTGCTGACGATGCGGACCCGGCTGACGCGCCGGACGTTACCATCAGCGACACTGGCGTTGGCCTTAACGGCGACCTGGTCGTTTGGAACCGTGCATCAGCCCTTGAGGTTGGTGTAAACGTAATTCCGACCAGCCAGTCTGACGTTGACCTGCATGTTCTGGCGCAAGCCAACCGTGTGGGCAAGCGTAAGACCTCTGCGAAAGATGTGATCACGCTGGTACTCAATTATCCATCTGGTATGGTTGTAACCCTTACTAAGGGCACAATCATTTCTGGCTCGATGATTCCAGCGGTAGCGCAGCAGGGTCGTATCAAAACGCGCCAGTACCGTTTCCGCTTCGAGAATGTTGTTGTAACAGGCATCTCTAATCAGGAAATTCTGTAATGTATAGAATCCCACTGAGCAAGACCCCGAATCAGATTGTCAGCTTTAACCTTGATGGTGCGTATTGGACGCTGTATGTCTACTCAGCGATAACCCATATGTGCTGCGATATCGAGCGTAATGGTGAGACACTTATTCGCGGCGTCCGCTGCTTCGGTGGGATTCCCCTTATTCCATATAAGCACTTAGTTGGCGATTTTGGAAACTTCTATTTTAATGATGAAGCCGATTGGGAATTATTCGACGGCTCTGTTCAGCTTAATTATTTAAATAAAAGTGAAGTTTCCCAATACAACTCATTAATCGAATCCGGGCTATATACATGGCAAGTGTAACGATTTTAACGAATGAGAATAATGACATTTTCTTGCCTGATGGCAGGAATTTGTCTATTATTAAAGGGCTTCCTGCGCTGACTCAAAATATACGTCATGCGCACCTTATGCGTAAGGGTGAAGACCTTTATGATCAGGAAAATGGGGTTGACTACTTAGGTACAGTATTCAGCTCACCCAGAGACGAGGATGGCGCAAGGCAGTCAATTGCCAACGCAATCCTGAAGAAGGAAGATGTGAAATCTATCGAGACTTTGCAGATTTCCTTCAACGGTGATGTGATGGATTTCGCGGCTGAAATCGTCACTGTTTACGGCGACACAATTAAATTGGGAAGTTAATCATGACAAAGCAAATCGTTACCAGCTTTGCGCACGGCGTGATGAAAGTCACCAGCGGCGATAATGCACGTTTCGAAGACCTGACTGACGCCAAAAAGCGTGAGCTTGGTCTGATCAAAGACCCTACCGTAACCGATAGCAACGCCGCGCCTGTTGATCAGCGCACTGGCGCTCCTGTCGATGGCGCTGATGCTGAAGCGAAAGCCAAGCAGGCAGAGAAGATTGCCGCATCTGAAGAAGCTGATAAAAAGGCTGAAGGCGACGATGCGAGCGAAAAAGCTAAGCGTGAAGCAGAGCAGAAAGCAGAGGCTGAGAAGAAAGCCGAAGCTGACCGCCTCGCTGCTGAGCAGAAAGCCAAAGACGATGCTGCTGCAGCTCAGGCTAAAGCAGACGCTAAAACCACAACCAAGAAGTAAGGTGTAATAAATGGTCAACATCAGCGGATATGGGATGAGCGTTAACATCGTGGCACTTCAAACGTTCCCGATGGGCTTTTCACTTGAGTCTTTTTCTGACGACGCTGACCCGCTGGCCATTGACGACACTGAGGTTGCTGGATATGAGATGACGTTTGACGGTGGCCTTGTTGCCTTTGATAAAGCAGCAGCGCACATCGTCAACGTCTCTGTTATTCCTAACTCAGAAGATGACATCAATTTAAAGCTGCTTTTACAGGCGCGTAAAAGCTCTGTTAAATGGTTGCCAATTCAAGACGTCACCACGATGGTGATAAACTATCCAGAGCGCGGCAGGGTTGTATTCTCAAACGGAACCATCCTTAAAGGCCCGTTCGCTGATTCGATTCTTTCGACGGGTCGACGCCGGTCTAATACGTACACATTCGCCTTTGGAGCATTCGCAGGCGCTCAAACCACCAAGCAGGCGGTCATAGGTACAATTCAGAGTCTCATCGGGTTGATATAATGGCGAATGATTTAATAAGCTATATCTTTGGCCCCGGCCAATTTAAATTAACCGATTTCAAAGCAGGGCCAGTTTCTTTAGCTGGCCTTAGCATTATCGATGTCACGATAATAATGAATGGCAAGTTATTTAAAAATCCAAAAGAGGATGGCGGCTTCATCGTCGATGGAAAGATAAGGACTCCTGTTGAAGTCAATGTGACGGTCATCGTTCAAACGGTCGACGGTGCTGAGAGAATAAACTCAATTTTAAAGAACCGTGACACTATTTATTCATTGACGTCACGCGGCGTTATAATTGACAACCTGCTTTGTACTAACCAGCAGATAACAATGTCTTCAGATGTCCTGTCTGCCGCGCCTTATAGGCTCACGTTCCGTGAATTGCCTTTACAAAGGACCGTCCAACCGACAACGCTCCAGCCTGCTGACTCAAGCATTATTGACAAGGGTATTGCATACGTCAAAGAGACTACGGACAGCGTAACCTCTATGGCTAATTCTGCAATTAATAAGGTTAAAACTTCAATAACAGGATTATTCTGATGAACCTTATTAAGTTAATATTCGGCTCTTCAGAGGTGTCTATAAAAGACGAGCAAACAGGGCTTGCTAAGTTCACCCGGTTGACCGTCCTTTCAGCTGACATATTGACCAATGCCACAACGACCGACAACCCGATGAATGCGACGCCTACAGAGGCTTTGGAGTCGGTCGAAAATTCGCTGTTGACCAATATCAAGTCCGTCAAGGTTCTGATGCCGTCTTCATTGACCCTTAATTGCCTTGTCACGGACCAATCCACTTCTGATAGTATTATGCACGCTTGGTCTGACCAAGAAGCGACTTTCACCATTACGTCACGCGCGATAATATCGCAGGCAATGGCTTTGGTAAACGTCGAATTTAAACAGACGAACCAGAATACTTCGGCTATAATAGCGACACTTACATTTGAGCAAACGGCGGAAGCCCAGCTATCGAACTTCGACCCTAAACAGGCGGCTGACAGGGACACTCTTGGGATCACTACTAAAGTGCCAACCTCCTTGACTAGCACTGTGGGTAACTTTTATAATAACGTGAAATCTAAAATTGGAGCGTTATTATGAACATTATCGAAGTTGATGTGCACGGCCCAGACGGAACCGAAAAGCGCCGGATTAAAATCCATCGCATGGGCGCTCAAGAGGGTTGGGAAGCACAGCGCAGATTCATCGAATTTGCTATGTCGAAAGACCCTGCATTTAGAAAAGAATACACGTTTGAGATTCTGGCTTTTGCATCAGTGGTCCGTGACGGAAGCGATGATTTGCCGCTGAATACGCCAACGCTGATTGAAAACCATTTGCAAAACTGGCGCAACCTTGAGAAGGTTTTCAACGCCATTCTTATGGACAACGGCATCGACCCGTCAACGCACGCTGAGAAAGACCATTATTGGATGAACGCTGGCGGCGAAATTGCAGCAGCATTTATTCAGCAGACCATCGACATGCTTGGCCCGCTCCTCAAAGACGCTGGCAAAGTGACAAAATAAGGGTGCGCCATGAGCGATTCATTAGAGAGATTTGTAATTGAATATTCTGTTGACCTAAAGGAATCGCTCAAGCGCCTTGAAGAACTACAAAACCGCATAGATTCTACCAACAAGAAAGCTAAAAGCTCAACTGACGTAAGCAATGCATTTAAGGACATGGCCGCAGAGATTAAACCTCTCTTCGGCGAGATGTCGCTTTTAGACACCGTAATAACCCGCGTCGGATATCGCCTGATGTGGATGGCTCCTATTATCGCCACACTTGGTGTCGCCGTCAAATCGGTGATGGATACGCGAAAAGAGTATGAAGCCCAGCGTAAGCTCGCATTTGAGTCAGGCATGGGGCCGATGGCTATTGAGCAATTCCAGCGCCAAGCTAACACGGCGTCCGGCGGCATTATCGGCGCTGAAGGTGCGCGAGGTATTATCCAGAAAACATCAAACCTGTCCATGCAGGCGTTCACCAACCCGGACGTGATGAGCCGTGAATCTCTCATCCTCAATCGTCTGGGCACGTCAGCATTTGACAAGGGCGGTAACATAAAATCTACCAGTAAAATCCTTGACGAAATCGGCCAGAAGCTTGCCAGCGTAACCCAATCTCAGGCTGTAGCACTTGGCGCTCTGGCTAATTTTAGCGCGGACGAGGTTAAAGCTCTACGCAACCGTGGCGCGGCAGTCAGGGAAGCGTCCAAAATGTCTGAGCAGGAGTCTCAAAAGCTGCTTCAACAGCAAGCCGATATGGAAAAGGTTCGTAACAGCTTAGGCCGGACTGCTGAGCAATGGCGCAGAATCGAGCTGGTAATCTCTTCCAATGTTATGCCGCTTGTTGAAGACCTGATCACCAACACCGCTAATGAAATCGAGATGGTGCAGCAAATATTCCAGACCATGAGTGATGGCTGGGAGACGTTCGTTGAGGATTTCAAGTGGGGGCTTCAACACCCATTCGCTACCTACGCAGAAACGCAGGAAGCGAAGTTGAGCCGATTCTTTGATAAGGTTCAAAAGGACCAAGAGAATCAGTCTCAGCGAGAATTACGTGAGCAGGACAAGAACTTCAATGAGTCACGGCAGGCGCAGGCGTTATTCAGCCGTGACATCAACCTGTTTTCTTCCGCCGTCTCGACCTTTGCAGGCGTTATCGATGAGCGCCAGGCGTGGGCTGCATGGGCCGGAGAGGTAGGAAGGGCTGCAGGGATTGGTCCTGTACAGGGTCAAGCCGCGCTGCCAACCGGGGCCACCTCCTCCACAGCTGTACCCGGTAAACCCGTAACCAATCAGGCGTATGACGAGATATTCCAGCGTGAAGCGGATAAGTACAAGCATTTGGGTATGACTCCTGACTTGCTTAAGGCGATTACGCGCGTAGAATCCAACTTCAACCCGAATGCTATAAGTGGCTCGGACGCTCATGGGCTGATGCAGATTATCGGCAAGAACTTTAAAGGGACCGGAATCACCAACCCTTACGACCCGAACCAGAATATCGCAGCAGGCGCGCAACTCATGGCCGAATACCTGAAAGCGTCTGGCGGCGATTTACGTACCGCTCTAACAATGTATCATGGTGGCTATAAGCGTGAGAATTGGGGTCCGCTGACTCGTGCTTATCCAGACAAGGTCCTTGGTGCGCTTGACAATATCCAACGGGTTAAAGCGCAAGGCGGAGCCGCAGACCTTCAAAACCCTGACGGTGGTCGTCGCGTTGGTATGTACGAAAATATCAATGATAGCCGTCCAGCTGGCGCAGCTCCTTACCCGGTTGGGACTCCAGGCGTTGATATGTCAACCAACAAGATGCCTAAAGGTCATACAGCGCCTGTTGCGGGTCAAGGTCGTGAAAATATTCAGTTGCGCGGTATTCAGGAAGCAATCGCGGGTTACTTAGGTGTGCCAGTTGAGCAAGTGATGCAGGGCTTCGTCAATAAAGGCGACGTTAAATTTGCACGCGAATACTTACAGATGGGTACAGAACGTGAATACATCAAAAATGTCCAAATGTCAAAAATGCCCGGAATCAGGCCGAACATTGCAGCCGAAGCCGCCAAAAATGCACGCGCGGCTGCATTCCAGCTCAATGCTTTCAACAAGTACGGTCAAGATGTGGAAAATAGAGCAAGACCGGGTGAGCGCGATATTACGATTGGACAGAAACAGATTGATATCCATATTGATGGCGCTCGTGATCCACGCGGTACTGCTGAAGAAGTTCGCAGAAACCTGCTTCAGGACGACGTGAACGACATCAACAACCTTCTCTCAACTCCAGTACAGTGGTGATTAGATGAAAAAGAGACTTCTTAAAGTCACCTTCACGATGCCAGACGGAAAAGAGCAGGTGCTGGACCAGGAGATTATGTTGCGCTGCCGGATTAAAAAGGCCGCGCTTTCAATCCAAAATAAAGCTACAATAGAAGCAGGCTCCTTGACCGGGAACCTGCGAGAATTCTTACTTAGTAACTTTACTGCTTTTAACAAGCGCCTGCGTGAACAAGGAGCAATTGATGCATTCTACGTCGATGTTAAGATTGAAGCCGGATATCGTGAAAATGGCAGTGATAATCTTTATCTTGTTTTTAAAGGCCAGACTGTGTTGGCCGAAATATCATCACCGCCGCCCAATCTGGCTGTGCGAATTACTTGCTACACGCAGCAAATTGATAGAACGAAATTCCGTACCCGTCCGGCCCCAAGCCCCAGTACATTTGAAGCGTTTTGTCGTTATGCGTCAGAGCAGATGGGTTTAAGCGCTCCGCCTATTATCGACACGTCAATCAACCAAATGGAAGTGATAAATCCTGGCCGTACCGCCTTTGTAGTCGCGGCCTTGCTGCCTGAAATACAGAACTATGCGCGCAACACTATTGCTGCGTATATTGATGACGACCAGTTGATTGTCAGAGATAAAAACCGTATACTTGACCCTCAAAATGTGAAGCTTTTGACGGAGTTTGTAGAGCCGCCGATGTGGACCGAGTGGGGTGCAGATTTCTCGACTATGTACACGCCAGAGGTTCGGTTGGCTCAGGGCGTGAAATTCCGTTCCGTTCTTAACCCAAGCCTGAACGATACGACCTTTGTTGTGCTCCAGATTGAGTATGACTTGGAATCGCGCGGCGATAACTTCCGTATGACTGGTGCCGTATCGCCAGCAGCGGTATCGAGCTGAAATGAGAAAGGTTAAGCAATTCGAAGTGTTTGGCGTGGTGTATGAGAATCTCCAGATGCCTGCCGTAGAGGCATTTGGCTTGATTGATTACATAACGCTTGCAGAGCCTGAAGAGATGTTGCGCTACTGCTCCGTTGTCAAATATGACGGTTCTAAGGTCGCGCTAAACAAGAAGACGATTGATAAAGAGGTGAAGGATGTTCTTGGCTATGTCCCGGCCAAAGCGGTCCTGTCAGCGATAATGCAAGTCGTCATTGATCACAACTTTGGATTTCTTCAGGAGTGGAAAGGGGCTAAAATCCCATCCAGATTTGTATCGTCCGGCCACACTGAAAAGTCCACTTACATGGAACCTATTATTGCGCAAATAGTAACTGCCAATTTGGTTCAGTACAAAGACCTTGAGACGTATTACTCATTATTCGATGCATTCTCTATGTTCGATGCACTATTAATCAAATCCCTCAACGAAGCTTACGCAAGCGAAGCTGCGGCAAAAGAAGCCAAGAACAGATAACCCTGCTTATTTACTATCCAGACCTCTTACAGTATAATCGCTTGATTACTGTAAGAGGTTGACATGGCCGAAAAAATCACACAGTTAACCAACAACAACTCCACGGATAAAGCCAGCCTATTCGCCGCGCTTAGCTTCATGACAAATCAGATGAAGCTGAATACTGACGGCATGATTCCTGCTAAGGTCGTATCATACGACAGAGACGCGAATGTGGCGACCGTGAAACCCGTTATTCACTTTCTTGCTCTGGATGGGAAAGAAATCCATCGAGACGAACTCACCCAAATAAATGTCTTATCAATCGGTGGCGGCGGATTTCACATATCATTCCCTCTAAAGGCTGGTGACTTAGGCTGGATATTCGCATCAGACAGGGACTTGACGAAGTTTAAAAAGGATTTGGCTGAGGGCGCTCCGAGCAACGGCCAGGCCAAAACGTTTGCCAGCGGCCTGTTCATCCCTGATGTGTTCCGCCAGTATACCATAAACGGAGAAGACTCCGGTGCCATGGTAATTCAGGCCACAGACGGAGCCACCCGCGTGGCCATAGATGGCAACGAGATTCGGATGACGGCTAAAACGCTTGTGAAGATTGACGCTCCTACGACGCAAGTGATGAAAGAGTTAATCGTTGAGGGTCTTGCGACAATGAATGGCGGCGTCACGGCTAAAGACGGAACCGCTGTCACATTACCTTCCACAACTACTGTTGCTGGTAAAAACGTAAACGACCACGGCCATGAGCAAAATGGCGATTCGGGCCGCACATCTGGAGGCATGCTGCCATGACAGCAGAATACGTATTCACTAACGAAACTGGAATCATATCGGTTGACACATCAACCCTTCTCGACGATGTCAAGAAAGAGTATACTGACGCGCTTGGCGACGGTCTTGACACTGATGCATCAACTCCTCAAGGAACTATGATTCAGGGCGAAACTCTGGCGCGAACCTCTGTTATGAAGAATAACGCAGAGCTTGCCAATGTTATTAATCCTTCATATTCTTATGGAACGTTCCTTGATGCCATCGCTTCGCTGACTGGTGTGGAGCGCGGCCTGAAACAACCAACCCTCGTCCGTGAACTTGCCTTTGAAGGGAACACTGGCGTGGTCGTCGATGCAGGGTCACGTATTCGGAGCGCCAACGGCGACGTCTTTACAGTGTTGAGTCCTGTAACCCTTGAGTCCAACACAATTGTTCGCGGCCTTGCCACCTCTGTAGCTATGGGGAACATCCCTCTTTCCGCAGGCGAGTTGACCATTGTTGATGGAAAAATTGGTTGGGGCGCAGTGCGCGCTGATGATTTGACAACCGTAGTTCCCGGACAGCTTGAGCTCAGCGACTCTGCACTTAAGGTTGCGCGTAAACGCCGCCTGTATCAGCAAGGCTCTGCAAGCCTGCAAGCTATTGCTGCTCGTGTGATGGCGATTGACGGTACTCGTTCAGTAAAAGCGATTGAGAACGACTCTGGCGCGATTGGACAGGTCCACGGAATAGACTTCCAGACCCCTAATGGCGTTTGGGTTTGCGTTGATAGTACGGCATCTGATCAAGTTATCGCAGAAGCGCTATTCAGAGCCAAGCAGGGCGGCCAGCCTTTTGACTTTGCAAGCAAAGGCGGAATAACCCAAGGCAGACCGGTTATGGGGCCGAACGGCGTGCCAGTTGTAGACCCTGTAAGTAAGGTAACTTATTACGTAAAATTCATGCGCCCTGTTATGATGGATTTATATGTTCAAATTACTGTTGCGCGCGGTACTTCTATTGCCAATGCCGACGACATAAAACGCGCCTTGATTTATTACTCAGAAGGACTTATTCAGGGCGAAGAAGGTTTTGTGGTAGGGGCTTCCGCTTCGGCATTCGAGCTTTCTGGTGCAGTCTCTAACCAGTACCCCGGCCTTTATGTCAAAGACGTTAAGGTAGCGGCGGTAGCAGCAGGCTCAGCCGCGCCAACCGCTGGCTTCAGTACCGAAGTTGTTGCGCTTGCTTGGCAGAGATTCCAAATAAATGTAGGCTTTGTTCAGGTTACGGTGGTGCCATAATGGAAAAGTTTAATACTGATTTAACTCAGGTAATTAAATGGCTGCAGAATAAGGCTCCTAGCATTCAATCAATCATTAACTCAAAAAGTGAGTGGTATGAAAGGTATAACACTGTTTTTTGGGAGCAATGGGAGAAGGATGTTTTCAATCTGGACACCGCTAATGAATTCGGAATTTATGTTTGGTGCGAAATATTAGGCGTTCCGAAAGACAATTTTGTTTTTGATCCAATGGATAATGCTTGGGCTTTCGGTAAAGAGCGGAAAAACTTTGTTTACTCCGGCATGAACACCACGATACCTGCCGCGAACCGTGAACTTGTCGGCGGCAACTTTTTTGGCGCAGGCAACCAGGTTGTAAGAAGTTTGGAAGAGGCAAGAATTATTCTCAAGCTGCGCTACGTCACATTAATATCCGATGGAAAGATTGCTAGCATAAACCAGGCAATTCAATTTGCAATCAACAAAGGTCAACCATGGGATTTTCAAAATTTAAAATTCCTTTATGCTGTTGACTCAGCAAGCACGCCTTTGAATAATACAGGATTCAAGTTCCCTGATATATACGTGCAGGATGTTCTTGGAGTAGATAAACTTGAGCTTGGTACACGCAGAAACTGGATTGGATATTCTTCTGACCTTAGAATGATTCAAGAATTAGCTGGCGCACGCTGGAATTCTTCTTTGCCTTATAAGACTTCTCAGAGTATTGAAAGCCCTCATATTAAAGTGATCCAGAATTACAGTGCTATTAAGATAACTGCGCTTGACTTCGACAATACCGGGTTTGACTTTGGGCCAAGGGTGTCAACTGATGTGCAAACTAGCTATCTTGGCAGCTCACCTTCTGATGTGATAATATTATCAACCTACGTCAAGTTGAATGGCTCTGGTGACATGGATATGGTCACTCTTTCAGGAATGGATTATAAAGCGCCAAATATGAATGACGATACGGTCAGAAACTGGTTTGTTAATCAGACTGCCACTTTCGACTTCAGCTCAAGGGGTAATCCGAAGATTACTGTCAGCGGCGTTACTTTAGCCGATGGCCGATGCCCTTCTGACATAAAGTGCGCAGGGTTCCAAATGCTTTCAAACGGATGGTGCCGCATCTGGAATACTTGCATACGCAGCAGCGCGGCACAAGTGGTCGGCACTGTCCCAAGAGTAGGAAAAGCAAGATTCACATTCTATTCTAAAAACGGCGACAACAAAGGCAAGACAGTAAGCATTTTTGGCCCTATGGCAGAGAAACTCACCTATTCTGCTACTGTTCGAAAATACCCAGGAAGGGTTATATATGGAAACAATAATTTCAGCTCATCATCTTCAACGAGTTTCGGAGATTATGCGCAGTTTTACAATGCTGATTCGACTGTAAGAGTAACATTTGGCAATTACGTTTTCAGCGTAAACGGAACGACTTACAACGTTTCTTCTTTGGTAAACAACGCCAAAGCGTTTTACGGCGGCGAATGGAACAATTACGCCCTAACTGGTTTAACTCAATTCGCAACTGGCGACGGCTATGCTAACGTGTTTAATATTACACAGCCGCCAGGATATCCTGGTCCATATGGCGCTTACCAATCAATGGGTATGGCTTACCGACTGGGCAGCGGCTTAGGCTTTAGTCAGCAGATGATTAATATTTTAAGTAACAGAGAATTGGGCATACTCCCAGCAAATGCTGGCGTGCCTTATACTTTAATAGTTATGTAAAACTCAGAGGTGTGTAATGCCTAAATTATTCACAAGACCTTTCGCTGAAACAGGTGACAAGTCTCTACCGCCTGATAACGATAATAGCGGATTCGTCAGCTTTACGCAAGGTTATACGCCGGATTATGAGCGAAGCCTTGCAAAGGGCGACCCGCTTGCAAAGGCCGTAGAGCGACCAATTCAGAACGGTCTTTTCAACCAAATCACTGATCACCTGCTTTGGTATCAAACTCACGGTTTTATGCAGTGGGATGCGACACGCGCGGCGAACGCGGGTTATTCGTTTAATGACATTGTTGTAGACACCGTTCAAACGGTTGAGCCGTTTACTTGGCGAGTATTCCGCGCGGCCAAGGACAATGTAATGTCTAAACCGACATCGGCGTCAGCTTCGTCTGCAAGTCCTGATTGGGAAGAGATTCCGCTTCCAAGCGTGGTGCGCTCTCTGATACCTTTCCAGTCTGGCAAGGACTTTGCGAACCTGCGCAATGCCGCCACTTCGTTCATCACTGGTGGAACGATTGAGAGCCTGTCTAAAGGCTTTTATATCTGCCCTAACGTGACATCCGTAACCACGATAACCGACCTTCCGCCGAAGATTGGTGAATCCACCATTATCAAGCCTTTCACCGTTGAAGTTGCTGAGTGGGAAACGACGGAAGGCACCACGCCAACGGTGTATCGCATTGAGCGCATGGTCACGGTTGACGGCTTCGTATTCGTTCGCAGCAAAGTCAATGGTAATAAAGGTAACTGGGTTCCACAGGTTACGCCGCAGATGCAAGCGCGTGGGTATCTGAATATGGCCGATGCTACCGTATCGGGCAACGGCGCTGCTCTGGTTCCTAAAGTTCCATTTGTTGCGACTGTCGGCAGTCACCTTAATTTTGTGGCTCCGGGCGCATCCAGCGGCGCTGCTGATTACCAGGTCAATATAGGCGGCAACAACTACAACGTCGTTGGCCGGAACATGGCTCGTTTGGCTAATAACGCCATCCAGGCTGATACCTGGGTTGAGATGGTATTGATCAATCCAACAACGTTCATGCTGTTGAGCGCAAACAGCGGTCAATTTCAGGTTCCGACTGCCGTTGCAGACGACGCCGCGCCAACCTGGAAGCAGGTGAAAGACCTTTTTGCCACCGCTCTTAACTTTGACAAGATTTTCCCTGTTGGATTCGCTTTCGGATTCATGAACGGAACCGACCCGAATACTGCCTATCCGGGAACGAAGTGGAGAAAGCTGCCGCAAGGCACAAGCTGGCGTAACGCAGCAGCGGGTCAAAATCCAGGCGACTTGATTGGTAGCGATACATTCAAGCTTGCTCTGGCTAACATTCCAGCTCATGATCACAAGTTCTCGACAACGACCGGGCAGTCTGGTGCGGCAACGCTGACGACTTCTCCTTACGATTACGGCTCGAAGCCTACCAACTCGACTGGCAATCATTCTCACCGTTTCAGCGGTTCAACGAGTTCAAACGGCCAGCACAGCCACGGCGCTTCAACCAATACGACTGGCTCACACGCCCATGCTTATGCAGGCGATGATGAGTTGCCGCCAGTATGGGGGTATCAGGCCAGAGAGACTGACCGATACGATGCTGACTCTGACAAGAACCGCTGGAGTAACCGTTATTGGACCTCAACGTCTGGCGCTCACTCGCACACCGTTACCATCGTCGCTAACGGCGCTCACCAGCACACTTTCAGTGGAACAACCAGCTCAGACGGTGAACACGCTCACAGTGTGGAAATAGGCTCTCACGGTCACAGCGTTCAAACGCCTAACCACACTCACTCAGTTAACGGCACTACTGATAAAACTGGTAATGCCGATGCAACTCCGATTGATACGGTTCCTAAAAGTATCATTCTGATTGGCTGGTATCGTTACGAATAAGGGTATATGATGATTACTGAAAAAGCAATAGCAATTGGGACTGGTTGTTCAGCAGAAGACGCTAAAAAGTGGCTTAATCCCGTCATCGCAGCATGTGCGCATTACGGTATTACCAGCAACCGCGCCATTGCTGCTTTCCTCGCCAACATCGGCGTTGAAACTGGCGGCCTGACTAAGCTGGTCGAGAACCTGAATTATTCGGCCCAGGGGCTGGCTAATACATGGCCTAACCGCTACCGGGAAACCCTCAAGGACGGAACCAAGCGCCCTAACGCGTTGGCTGAGAAGCTGGCTCGCAACCCAGAAGCGATTGCCAATAACGTTTACGCCAACCGTATGGGCAACGGCGACGAAGCGAGCGGTGACGGCTGGAAATATCGCGGCCATGGGCCAATGCAGCTAACCGGAAAAGACAATTATCTGGCTTATGAAAAGGCGTCAGGCTATATGGTGATGAACCAGCCTGAGATTCTGGCCATTGATCCTCTTCTGGCTATCGATAGCGCTGCTTGGTTTTTCGCAGAGCGCGGCAAGTGTATTCCGGCCGCAAATGCTGGCAACTTCGATGAGGTTGTGCGCCGTATAAACGGAAGCCTGCCGAACGATGCCAATAAGGGTCCGTTGCGCCGCAAGCGTTACCAGGATTGTTTAGCGCAGTTGTAAAAGAAAAGGCCCGGATATCCGGGCCTGTTTTTATTTGATGACTTGCTGTTGAGGTGGAGTCATTAACTGGTCTGTATCAACAGGGGCAACGTCGAAGTAATATCCGAACGCTCCAACAGCACCAATAAGTAACGTCCTGAGTAACCTGTCCTTGATAGTCTCTCCAAGAAGTCTCACCAGAAGAGCCAAGATTGCGCCATAAAGTTCCTTTTTAAGCCTTGCATCTTCCGGGTGTTCACGTTTCCTGCGTCGCACCGCCATGCTAACCGCCTAATATCATTTCGCCTCCACCAGCGGCATTTTGCCATCCTTCATTCGACTTGGCATGGGATAATACATCATTTCGTATTGACCAGAATCATCGGTTTTATAGAACATGATTACGTCTTTACTGGCTAACAGCAAGTGGACGATATCTTGTCTGTCTTCAGGGTTTACGATAAACACGGACTTGTCCCCGTTATCCCCTGGCGCGGCACTATATGTGCGGTCGATGATTCCCTGATCAAATGTATTATACCGTATCAGTACAGTTAAGTCTTTAGAATCTTTAATCTGTTTGTCGGTATCGAAATAAACGAAGTCTTTTCCACCGTTTTTCCTGATGCAAAATAGTTCGTCCTTGAACCGTTTGGCGGTAACGTTATACGCCTGAAAGCAATACATGAAGCTATTGCCTGAGTCGAAATATTTATAAAGTACAGCAGTTTCATCGTTTGGTGGATTGAACATAGCAGGCTGGTCATCCTGCGCGACGGCGACCGTGGCGGCGGTCGTAACTAACAGAGCGGTCAATGCCGCTGCTTTCATAATATCAATCGGACGCATGGAAATTCACCTTTTTGCTAGTCAATAATATTATTATACGCTATTTTGAGTGGGTGAAAAGTAAAGAAACGAAAACCCGGATTAGTCCTAGATAGCGTACACATATATTTGGATAATAGAAAAGGCGTGAAGGAGATTACCCGCACGCCTTGCCGAATTAGTGTTTAGTAATCGGTGGTGTCTTCCGGGAACCGGAGCGACTTATAAAGGGCGCTGCGCGGCACGTCGACGACGCCAAAATCAAAGAACTTGTACGTGACGAGCTTGCCGGGATAAGTGTCTTTCAACTCCCAAACGTGTTTACGCTCTGCCATCGTCATAGTTCCCAGGCTCACCCGGAAAGGAATTTGCTTTCCGTCTTCATCGACATACTTAGGGTTGGTCACGACGAACGCGCCAGCGTAACCCTTGCCAACTAACCCTTCAGAAGAGGTTGAGCGCTTGGTGTTTCCAAACTCATCTTCAAACGCTTCGTTGGTGTTTTCCATCATTTCGATTACTTCATGGATAACACCTTCTTCATCGGTCCAAGGCTTATCCTTCCAGCAACTTTTATCTTTTGGGGTGCCGCGACCGTGCTTATACGGCTTAAGCCAGTCTTTTCCGTATAAGCCTTCATATCCGAGCGCGGCGGCTTCCTGCTGCATCGCTTCATAATCTGCCATTGAGTTGATTTCTCGGTACTCTACGGCACGCAGGAATGGACGATAACCGGCCTTTTCCAGCGCTTCATTGATCACGGCGACACGACTTTGATACTGTGCATAGCGCTCACTGAAAGGGCGGCCTCCAATGGAGAAATCATCGAAAACCCAAAAAGTGAAATCTGTTACTGCATCGGTATTCATCGCCGCCGTAGTCGCGGCCTGCATCACGTTTTTATCGTTCGGGTTGCCGTCGATGATTTCGCCGTCCAGCCCGGTCATCAGGTGAGCCACATGTCCATAGGCAACTTGAATCTGTTTGTTGCGCAGCGCCTTGCCGCTGGTACTGTTGAATCGGTCATCGTAGCAGAGACCACGGATGCCGTCGATTTTGAATGACAGGGCGCAAGGAAGTGGAACGCTGTCCATCTCTTCGCGTTTACAGCCTTTGAATGGTTTGATAGCGGTCATAATATGTTTCTCTGAGGTTATTAGAATAAACCCGGCCTTTCGACCGGGTAATTGATCAGGCGTGGTCGTGCAGACCGTGCGCGGCGGTTGAGCTATTAAGGCCCAGCTCTTCAACAATCCGCTCATAGTTCGCGTCATCGGACTTGACAAAGATGCCGTTATACATGACGCCTTTGCGGTCTTTGATTTCCAAATAAGCATGCTCGACGCAATCTTCAACGCGCAGGCCGTACTCATTACAAATCAGCTGTAGACCGTAAATCATAAGCCCGATAGCAGCGTAAGCATCATCAGGGTTATTCTTCTTAATCGCGTCAGCCAACCGACCCTGGCCCATGCCCGCAATCAATAACCCGTGGTGCGGCACCTGAGTGAAAACCGCGAAGCTTTGCGAGCCGTAGATGGTCTTAATATCCAGCCCCATTTGCGCTGAAACATTGACCAGGACCACAAAGGAGTCGCCGATGGCGTCTTTAAGAGACGTCACAATCAGCTTTTTACGCTGATGAGTGTCGCTGCCGTGATACGTCCAGATTTCGTAAATGGCGGTTGAAATCTCGTTAGAGAACTCACTCACCAGCTTGACGAATTGGTCTGCGGCCTTGCCGCCGCCGATAATGTTGCGGGCTTTAGACCATTCCAGAATCAGATTGAACAGCACGAAAATTTGTGGAGTCATTTATTGTTACCTTTATCGGTTTTTTCGATTACCATGTCAGGCGACGTGGCGAATTTAGTGATAGCTTCAGCAGTACGGTTAGAGTCCTTAGTGGCACCAAACCAGAACGCTAACACCTGTTTCACTTCACCAAACCACAGGCCAATCAGAGTACCTACCGTGATTGACGCAGTTGGGTCCGTTAACAGGTCTTTAGCATAACCGCTAAAAACTAATAAGACAATACCTATTCCACCTAAAAGCATTAAAACGGTCACTGCTGGACGAATAAAATCACGCTGCTGTTGCGCGGCCAATAAACGAGCACTTGCACGGTCGCTTGCTTCGGCCTTGTACGTCTCCAGGTCGGATTGGAGGCGGTTTTGTTCAGCCTGCACGGCAAGCTTTTGCAGCTCCACTTTGGAATTCTCTTGCAACTCCTTTAGGCGCAGGAGAGCTTCAGGATTGTTACGTAGGGCCGAATCTACACTGTCAGGCGTGTTCTCAACGCCTAACGTTGCAGAGACTACCGAACCTATGGCAGCGCCCGCTGGCCCACCTAAAAGGCCACCGAGGATTGGAGCCGCGCCACCTATTGCCTTGCCTATGTCCGACCAATTCATAATGTAATCTCCAGAACGATAAAAAGGCCGCCAGATTGGCAGCCTTTGAGGGGTGATGCTTTAATTAGAAGCCTTCAGCGTCCTGCGGCGTGTCTTCTACAGGTTGATCAGAAGCGGACCCGGCTTCTTTGCTGCGGTCGACGACTACAGTACCGCCAGCGACGGCGTCGTGCAGCTCTTTCGCAGCACTGTAGATGTCAGCGTTATCCACCAGACCTTCCAGCTTGAACGACGGCACCGACCAGTTACCCTTGTCGTTTGACTGACCCTGAGTAGTCAGACGGACCATGTTCAGGAACGTTGGCGGAGTACGCAGGCCTTTGCTGGTTTGAACCTTTTTCTGCGACAGAGCTGTCATCAGAGCGCGTGACGCTTTGGTAGCGGTCGCGGCCAGAGAAAGCAGCGCCTGACCGAATTCGCCCGTTTCAGGGTCAATGGCGATAACAAAGTGAGAACGGGTGTCGGCGTAGTAATCGGCTTTTTTCGGGTCAACTTTACCGTTTTCATCAACAGCGTAATGCTTGCCATCGATTTCGAGCACAGCGCCGGAATCAACCAGAGCTTTGAACTCTTCAACAGTAACTTCACCTTTGAAGCCGCCGTCAGCGTCGCGTGAACCCCAGCGAACGAAGCTGCGTTTGTACGCCGCAGGAACGATAACGATACCAGCTTTGCCGTCATACAGCTGCTGAGTAACGGTGTTGATCAGCATGCCTGACTTAGCGCCAGCAACGTATTTCGGGCTGTCTTCGTCAACCATCGGAGACATTTTCTGCAGCACAGCGATAAAGGGAAGGGCATATGATTCTTGATCAGCACCTTCAAAACCCTGACCAAAATCGTCCATATTGACGAATGAGCCCAGAGCGATTTCATTTTTTGCTACTTCTGCAACTTCGGTGTTTTCTTTCTTAGCGGTCATGTTATAGTACCCTTTAACATAGGATTATAGGCCAATTCAACTTACTGTTGAGATTAGATAGTAACTTACTTTTTGCGCTTAGGCAATACTATTTTTGCTTCACGGAACTCAAAAACGGTCACTGAATCTGGCAGTGTTTCGCCTGCTTCAAGACGCTCTTTCACAAACGCCTTCAATGTTGCCGGATGAACACCCTGTTTCAGCGCGGCGGTGATGTCTTCATTACGCAGCTGACCAACAACGGCATTCGCCTTGTCGATTTCGTCGCGCTCGAATTCAGCCGTCACTGTCGACTTGATCAGGCCGCCGAAACTGTTGGCTTGGAGCCAATCGAAAAAGCGGTGCTCTTCAGACTTTTTGACACTTGCCTGAACAGCCTTGCCGATGGTGATTTTGGTCTTGTCTTCCAGCTTAATTTCAGACAAGCCCATTTCGTCAAGAAGCTCAGGCAGCAGCATGCGGTTGATTGTAGTCAAACGCTCTTTTTTCAGCTCCAGCTCGTCTTCATGGGTTCTGATGGCTTCGTTGCACTCTTCAACTTCAGCCAGCAAAGCCAAAAGACGCTCTTTTGCTGTCCCAACGGGCTTGGCATTATCCAAGTCGCTTTCCCAGTCAATCGTTTGACTCATCACAGTCTCCTTCGCAGTAAACAGGGTTGGCGTCAGGCTCGTTACAATCCCAGCTTGACTCTTTAGCGTTAGGGCAATGGAGAGGGAATGAATATCCATCACCTTCCATCGTCTCACCACATTTCTTGCAGATCATGTTGATCTCCTTAGTTGGTAAAGTAAGTATGCCTCACAATCCTTCGTAAGGCAAGCTATTTAGTGAATTAAAGTTTCTTACCGTCAAGCAAGTGCGCGGCAACCTGAGACTTCATCGAAAGGTTACGGTGAATCTCTTCGTCAATCGAGTCTTCCGCAACAAAGTCGACGTAGAGGACACTGTTCTTTGTGCCGATTCGGTGGTTGCGGTCTTCTGATTGCATGCGCAACTCGTTATCGTAGCCGATACTGAAGAAAATGGCCAAATCAGCGGCTGTAAGCGTAAGGCCGATACCCATTGCCGCAGGTTGTCCGACGATACATTGGATGCCACCTTTTTCAACGGTGTTTCCCTGGAAGTCATCAATGATGAAATCGCGCTGCGTCTGCTTGGTGTCGCCGTTATAGACGGCAGTTGGTACGCCTTCAGATTCCAGCCATTCTTGCAGCTGGCGCATCTCTTCCTTGTACATAGCCCAAACGATGAACTTGCGCTCAGGCTCTTCTTCCAGCATGCCGCGCACGTAATCTTTAAATGCTTTCATTCGCGGGTTATCTTCCGGCGCTAATAGCTGGACTTCGCCATCAACGATAATATATCCAGAAGTAATCTGTTTCATTTTAGTACGCGCGGCAATAAGCTCAAACTGAACGTTTTCTTTCTCACCCTGATATTCCAACAGGTAAGTTAATTCCCGGTCAAGTTCGTCATAAATATCGCGCTGCTTCGGCGTCATTTCAAAGTTAATAAACTTGTAAACCTTATCCGGCAAATTAGGAAGATATTCCGCCTTTGTCGCACGGAATGAATGAGGCTCAAGCATGCGTTTAAGTTTGTCCAAGTTCTTATACATTGGACGTCCGTGCTCATCCTTTTTAGGCACCTGTGGAATGCCATAAGTTTTCCCACCAAGCTTATGGAGAATAGCCTGCATTTCAGGGTCGCCAGCTTCCAGCAATACGGTATATTCAGCATTAAAAGCGCGGAATGACTTGGTGCCCAGAATACCTTCTTTCAGGAAGTGGAATTGCATGTACAGGTCGGATGGAGAGCGCGGCAGAGGCGTACCCGAAAGGATTCGCCGCGCCTTTGCTTTCCGCCCCAGCTCAACGACCTTTATAGAGCGTTTCGCTGTGTTATTCTTGATGCGGGTCGACTCGTCGATGGCCATCAGGCAGTCGTACGTCGTTAGCACCTTTTCGATATGGGCATAGCCAGCGGGCGTGTTTACCGTATCGATGTTGAAGGTGAAGATTCGCAATGGCACCTGGCCTTCAGGGTAATGGTCGGCAAACATCTTTTCCCACTCAGCCTTTCCCTTTTTGGTCTTGATGCGGTCGTTTCCTTTCCAATAATAGCCGATATAAGGCACTTCCAGGTGCGCAGGGCATTCGCGGCGAATCCAGTTACTATGGACGCCGTTCGGAGCTATTACCACGATGCACTCAATCAACTTGCCCTGATATAAGCGCTCACCATCGGCTAATAATTCCCATGTCTTTCCAAGACCCTGCTCAAATAAAAAAGCGAAGTTTCTTTTTCCATAACTTTTTTCAAGAGCCAGCGATTGGTGCAGCATCGGTTTTGTTTTCATAACTTCTCCAAATAGCTTACTATCGGCTCTTTGCCGATAATTAATGTGGCCATAGACAATAACTCGTCTTTGGTCATTGAGTCCAGAGGGTGCGACGGATTTAATAATATAAAGTCGTTTGCGACCCGAATCAATACGAATGCGTGACCTTTCCAGTCGCGGCATTGTCTGGCGAATCCGAGTTGGCCGCGCTCGAATTTACCGCGCAAAGGAAGAGTAGAGGCCCGTTTGGGCCAATCCTCCAGGTACTTGTTTTCGAGCCAGAACATAGTGCCGTTGCGGTTTTGCCCGATGGTGTCGGGCATCGCTTCAGCTATGCTGTTCTCAATCCTCTTCAGGATCAGTTTCCGGCCCGCTGCTTTCTTCATCGGTTCGTACGTCTTCTTTTGTTCTGTCGTCGGCATGGCTTAGCACCCTTATGTTGTTGATAAAGAACATATCCAGACCGGAGAGTTTGAGCGCATTCATCATCACCCAAGAGCCTTTTGGCACGTTCTCTGCAATGTTACGACCCAGCCTTTCATAGTCCTGCTCTTTGATACGGAAGCGCATCGGCGAATCGCTCGAATCGTCAACGCACATAATATCGATGAACGCGGTTGGCCCTTCAATCCGTCCATCAGGTAAGTGATTCTTTTTAAGCACTTCTATGCCGCGCCTGTTATCCCAGCGGGTGATACCCTTTTCCAGACGCTTTTTGATGCGAATCGGTTCGTTTTGGTCTGCAACGATTTTCTTAGTTATCTTGCCGATTACCAAGCCAACTTCGCCGTCTTTAACGTCGCGCATATTCTCAGGCAGCACTTCTTTGGTACGCATCAGCGGCTTGCCATAATCCCACATCGGCTTACCATTACTGTCTTTACGCTGCACCTTGATTAAAGTAGGCTTCTCATAGAGATGGCCGAACCGGGTGTGGGCCTCGTTAAGGTCGTTATACAGAACCTCTGCTTTCATCAGGCGGTCTTTATCGGCCTGAGTCAATACGCCGCGATTACGCTTATCGACGTACATGGCAGCCTTAGCAGGGCCATAACCTTTGGCGTTCATGATACCGCCTACCAGACGACCGTCAGACGAAATGGTCCAGTTCATTTCGCTGTGATCAGGGTCAAGCGCGGTATAGTTAATTCCCTCTTTAGCCAGTTCACGAAGAATCGCAATGGTTTGCGTCTCATCTTTCGCTGCACGTAAACAGGCTGCGGCAAACTGTAGAGGGAAATAGCGCTTCAGGTAACAGGTCCAGTAGGTGATGATAGCGTATGATACGGAGTGAGACTTGTTAAAGCCCCATGAACCGAATGTAACCATCTCACGCCAAATCTTTTCAGCCTGGTCCTTTGGTACGCCAGACTCAACCGCGCCGCGCACGAAGTCTTCACCCTGTTGGTTGAAGTATTCCTCACCTTTACGACCAGACATCGCCTTACGAACCGCAGAAGTCTTAACCCAGTCAAAGAGGCCAATCTCTTTAACCACGGCCATGATCTGTTCCTGGTACAGGAATACACCGAATGTTTCGTCAAGATACGCCTTCAGCTGCGGCACGTCATAGACAACCTCTTCATCGCCTTTAGAGCGTGCGATATACTTCTGAGCCATACCGGATGCGAGCGGGCCGGGCCGCGCAAGTGCTGTCAGGTTATCGATTTTACTGAAGCGGTCGATATTAACGAAGCGGGCAACAGAGCGGACGGCGTCGCCCTCAAACTGGAAAATCCCTGACATCTTGTCCTCGTTCAGGACATCTAAAACGCTTTGATCATCAAGGGTTAGCGAGTAGAGTTGTTCGATAGTTACCGCTCCAGTGTCGCCAATTATTCCAAGCGTACGCAGCCCAAGGGCATCGATTTTCAACAGGTCGAGATACTCGGAATCAGGCTTATCTATCTGAGCAATACCTTCCGCCGTAACGGTGCAATAATCTGATATCGGGTCATTACAGACGAGAATACCAGCAGCGTGAACGCCAGTGTGAGAAGGGTGAATCTCAAGGTCGCCCATGCAACGCGCGGCTTCAGGATATTGCTCAGAGAAGAGCTTGCCCGGTGTGGTCGTCGTCATTGTATCGTGCAGTCCTTTACCGTAACGCGCATCACCGGATGAATATTCAATCAGGGCGTTTTTGACGCTGTCTACAGCACCATAAGGAAGGCGAAAGCGCTTACTGACTACCGCCATCACGGAGTTAGCCTTGAGCGTGTTGATGTTACCCAGCTTTACGACGTTCTCTTTACCATACTTTTCTTGCAGGTAGTCGAACACCATATAGCGTTTGGTATCCTCAAAGTCAATATCGATATCGGGTAAATCGGCGCGGCTGATATCGATAAAGCGCTGGAAAAGCAGCTTATGGGGCAGCGGGTCTACTTCGGTAATCTCCATGCAGTAGCACACCAGAGAGCCAGCAGACGAGCCGCGAGCGGGTCCAACGAGCATATGCTTTTTAGCGAACTTAACAAGGTCGGCAACCACCAGGAAGTAAGAATCAAATTTCTTGTTTTGAATCTGCTTGATTTCTTCCTGGAAACGGGCTTCATACTCCGGCGTCCACTCTTTGATGTGACCCGCCTTTAAGCGGTACTCCATCCCCTCACGCGCCAGCGCTACCATATCACCATCGAGGTGAATAATTGGAGCCTTATTAAGAGCGCGGCCAGCAAGTGTTTCTGCCAGTCGAGTGGTTACGCCAATGGCGTCACAAAGCTCTTCATCGGTTGCAATACCTACCAAAGCAGATGTGTAGTCCTGCGCATCTTCAATAGTGCGCATACCTACAGATTCACGCGTTTCGAAAGCATAAGCAAAGTCTTTCTGCTCTTCTTTTGGAAGGTCGTTATATCCGGTGATGACCATTGGTTGCCCGGTTTCCCGGTGGGCCAATACGCCACGACGAGCGTGGAGCAACGACGACGGGTTGACGTCGATATAGTCGTACTGGTCAGGAGCCAGGAGAGCCAGCGCCCCGCCAGAGAATCGCACAACCCCTTCCAGCGCTCCGAACTCTTCAGGAGTCAGGCCGCCGTTCTGCACCGCTTTGGTGGTCGCGTTATAGAACTTGCGCAGGTCGTCTGCGAGAATCCAGGCCTTTGGACGGAAGCCAAGTCCCTGTAGACGCTCGTCGTCTACCTTGATTTGAATTTCCATCCCGAAGATGGGTTTTATATCGGCAGCCTTGCAGGCCTTTTCCCAGCGAACGTGACCCCAAGTATTGTTATCGACCATCGCGGCAATGGGGCAATTCAACTCTTTCAGCCGCGCAATGATTTCGCCAGTACGGCCATAAACCTCTTTAAAGGTGTACGCGCTTCTTACGCGCAACTGAGGAAATGTCATGTTAATCTCCGAATATGTCGTAAACGCCTTGTGTCTGGCAAATTTTATGAAGCATCATGATATCGTCCAATGCCCTGTGCTTCTGAGTATACTTGCCTATAAACAATTCGTAAAGCTCTTGCAGCTTCATCCTTCGACCGAATTGGGGATAGAATTGCTCAACGGTACATATTTGGATTTTAGGGAACTTCATGTCATCCAGCGTCAGGCCGATTCGACGCGCGGCATAGTCGATAATGTTTTTATCGAACGACATGTTGTGAGCAATAATGGCTTGGCCGCGACTGATGAAATCGGCTATCTGCTCATGCTGCTCTGCAAAGGTCTTGTTGACCTCAAGGTCTTCATTCGTCAACCCGGTGAGCTTTGTGATGATTTCTTCGATGATGATTTCAGGGTTGATAATCAATTCGAGGGTGTCGATGATTTCCTTTCCATCGGTAATGATTCCCGCGAATTCAATAGGGCGCGGCTGCAGGCCAAGCGGTGCCTGATGGTGAACGGTCAGGCCAGTGGTTTCGGTATCGAATACGGTAAACAGCATAATCTGCTCCTATGAAAAAGCGCCCAATCAAGGGCGCTCTGTTAGCATCAACCAATCAACCCTTTGCTGCTGTCACGGTTGGCTCAACATACGGCGTGTAATTGGTATTCAGGCGGACGATGAACTTGAGGTCAACGCCAAGCAGGTCGTAAGTGTCAAAGATTACGTAGTTGTAACGGCGCTCGTCTTTGATGGCTTCGTTGGTGTGGGTCTGCGTCATAACTTCTTGCGCAATCGCCACGCCTTTAGACGCGAAGTAAGCCCGGTAAGACAGCAACTCGTCATTGGTGACGTGCATACCAAGGTGGCTTACACAATGCGGACGGTTCTCCAGCCAGTTGTTGCCTTTGGTGTAGTTAAGCACCTCCAGCTCCAGCGGCTTACCAGCTTCGACATCAGAGCCGCTGCCAGCCTGATAGTTGAAGTTCAGCTCTGCAATGTTAGTGCCGTTGGAGCCGTTAATCGCGCCAGTGGCGGTGACGACGTCCGTCACCCAACTGGTCAGGCCCAGGTCGCGTAGGATTTCAATGGCGACGTCGCTGTCAGGAGCGTTGAGAGCAATCTGCTGGATTTCGAATTTTTTCACTTTAATCTTTTCCATTTTATTCACCTTAAATCTTGCAAGCGTCGCCGCAATCGTTATCGTCAGCGGACTCTTCAAATTCAACTTCTTTACGATTGTTGACGCGCTCTACAGCTTCGTCAACGCCAGGGATTTCAAAATCGTCTTCGCCCATAGTTTACCTTATTTACCGAAGGGGATGTCAGTACCAGACATGTACTTATAGCTGCCTGATTCGATGAGGTGGCCGATGAATTCCGCGATGGACTCCGGCGGCGTTTCCAGACCGTGCATCAGAGCCTTGCGTTGGTACTCCGCAGCAAACTCTGGCGTCCAGCCGCGAACCTTGCAGACGTTCTCTTCAATCTGCTTGGACATGCCAGTACCAGCCAGCTTGTTAGGGCTGATAGAGAACACCGTGATGCCGTGCTTAGGCGTCAGTTCATGCGCCATCTGCTTAGTGATCATCAGACCCGCTGCTTTAGACGCGTTGTAAGCCAGGCTGGACGTCATAGGGATGTGCGCAGCGTTTGAAACGATGTTGATAACGAAGCCTTTCGACGCAATGAGTTGCGGCAGAACCGCCTGAGTCATAGCGACGAAAGAAAATGCGTTAACGTGCATCACATGGTCGAACTGCTCAACACTTACTTCTTCAAACCACTCGTTGCGGTTGATACCGGCACAGTTGATCAGACCGTCGACTTTGTCGAGTTCACTTACCCACTTTGGCGGGTCTTGAACAGTCTGGTTAGGAGCAACGTTGCGGTCAAATTCGATAACCTGAATTCCGTTGAACTCCAGGACAGAAGCGATTTCACGACCTAAACCAGAAGAAGAGCCTGTTACGATAACTTTCATTATTATTTCCCGTTCGTTTAAGATGAGATAAGAATACGCCCCTTTGGAAGAGGCGTCAACCTTTATTTGATTTTGATAGTGTGCGTATTAATCAGCGGCTCCAGCATCGCTGCATACACGGTTAAATCCAGAATCGAGTCCTGATGAGTCAGACCGCTGTTGGTGAAGCGCGTCAACTTAACAATAAGCAGCTCGAAGAGGTGCCACATGTTATAGTCTTCCTGCGTCTTCAACTCAACGCCATTCGGAAACAGCGCGGCCATCACCTTACCGACGACCAGCGCGTTGTCTTTATAGACGGCGTTACGCTCACGGAACGTTGCGGCGGCTTCTTCCAGCACGTCAGCCGCGATACGGCCTGACTTGTATTGGGCGCGAAGAGCATCGAGCGTGTCAACAGGTTGAGTTCGCTCCAGCTTCTCCGGGACTTCCACCGGGCGCACCGCCGCGCGGGTGTAGTAGTCGCCCAACTCGACGGCGCTGCAAGGGTATGCCAGAGTTGAGTCATCTGTTTCCTTCAACAGCGCCGCAATTAGAGGGTTAGTGGCGCAGCGCATTGTGGTGTGCGGCTTGAAGACGAAGTCGTGGCGTCCTTTGAATCTGACAGGGAACGCACTATCAACCTCTTGAGATTCGCCTTTGCGAATTTTCGCAATAATGTGCTCGTTGCCGCCAGCAATGACCATCTTTTTGGTCACCAGCCAAGGCTCAATAATAGCAGCATCAAATTCACGGTACATCTTAATAACGTCAGGGTGATCATCGAATGCGATGATGTGCTCATACTCATGGCCAGGCATCAAAAGGAACTTTTCCAGCATCTGGCGCTTCAGCGTCGCACTTGGCACGCCGTCTTCGTGATCAGCTCGCATAGCCAGAACTTTGTACTGGTCATCGGAAATACCGATAACATGATTCAACTGGTATTTGGTCACGCCAAAAATCCTCTGCGGCCTTGCGGTAAAAAAGGCGATATCCATGCCAGCCGCTAAGGCGTAGGCGACGAGGTGAGAGCCGATTGGCAGCGCCGTATCTTTAGCCATCTGCTCTTCAGAATGATACGCGTCAAAGTTCCGATTAGCCCAGTCGATGAGCGGTACACGGTGGGAATCGTCGATAGTGCAGCCGTCAAGGTCAAAGATAGCCAGTGTTCTGTTAGTCATTCTACACGCCCTATTGATTTAGAATATTGATAGTAAAAGTCAATCTTATTTAACTTTGCCATAATCTTATCTTCATTAGGCTCAAAGTTAAAGCCGAATTTATCAGTCAGCAACGAAAGTACAGCAAACAAGTCTTGCACTTCATTTTGCAGACGTTCACGATTCGGCGGCGTGCTGTCGTTCATACGCTCATCAAGGCCGAAGCGGTCGCACTTGGAGCATTCCTGGGCTATCTCAGCACACTCTTCAGCAAGTAGCCCAAGAAGGAATTGATCACGTGTTTTCATCAGCCGCTCGACTTGCCATTGTTGGCTACCGGGTTATTGGTCTGAACTTCAATATTCCAGAAGTCCTGTTTAAGTTTTGCTTTCTCCGCTTCCAGGTCCATCCACGGACGCCAGAAGGGGCAATGAGCCTTACCGTGGCGAGGGAAAGCGCACTGGCCAGTGGCTACGCAAGCGACTTGAAGCAGCGGCTCAGCCCACCAATGGACTTCGAGAATCAAGCGGCGCATCTCACGGAAAACCTCTTGGTACTCTCCTTGTGTACGCGTACAGAGGCGAGTCTTGGCGGTCTCAGAGAGCGTGCGCAGGTTGAACTTCGCCTGAATACGTGTCGACATGTTAGACGGCATGATACCACGAGCGTCTTGCAGTTCGGCCCCTGCCGCGATAAGCTCGGCATACAGCGCGTCAATGGTCGCCATGCCATCGTCCCATAGTTCGGCACGATTTTGCTTGGCGCGAAGATTGTTGATTCGCTCCTCATCATTGGAGCTAAAAACATCCACTGTTTGATCAGGATTAAGGTGCTCAAACGCTTTCGGACGAACCGCATCAAACGCTGAAATTTCAAGTGCGCGGCTGGTTTCCTGCTGATAAGCTCCGGTGCGCGTTCTCACCAATTGGTGAGTAAAGTTCTTGCTCACTCCAGAGATATCAAAAACGTAATCGACGAATTCAAACGGCGACTTGATGGTGTCCAGCATATACTTAAAGTGGTCTGCCTTCTCCTGCTCAGTCATAGTCTTTGGGTCAGCGCCGCGCATACGTGCGGACTTAGTACCCAGCAAAAGCTCCAGCGCGTTAGGAGTAACGCTAATAAGTTCAACTTTCATCATTTGAAGTCCACAATGTCGTATTCAGAAGTCAGGCCGCAAGTATAGATTTTCGACCCATATTTAGTCACTACCTGGGAACCGTCGCCAAGAACGATTACCAATAATTCTGCGCTCTTGCGCGTCTCAGGATGGAAGAAGGCATCACGATTCCCTTCCAACTTAATTGGCGCGGCGTCTTCGATTACAATTTGCTGGCCGGACGGTAAGATGACCCGGAAATCAGCGCCACCGTAGCCAGCAGGCGTGGCCGCAAGCGTCATCTGGTGGTTAAGGTCGGCACTGGCACAGGCGTAGTCCCAGCTCTTGTTTACGGCGCGTACCTGGGCGTCAGCGCCCGGTGCGAAGAAGCCGAAGAGGAAAGCGGCCAGAAGCAGCAGTCCATACCAACGTTCGCCTTTAAGTAAGTTTTTCATCTTACACCTCCGATTAGTTGTTAAAGTGATTATCGCTCATCCTTGAGCAGAAAGCAAGTTTATTTTACCACTCTTCACGACCGGTGACGATGCACGGAATAAGCTTGCTACCATCGACGACGATAGACGCAGTATTGTTGCGCATATCCTTCTTGGTGATTCCGATGCTTACTACATGGTTGCCGTTGAAAGCGCTCTGCATGACGTAAACTTCACCGTCAGCATTAATGCCACGGCGCGTTCCGCCATTGGTTGGGTAGTTAACGCCGTTGTAATCGATAGCGTTTAAGATACCCTGCGGAGTGCGCGATTGCGAGTACAGGAGAGGTTTGCCGCCGCAAATCATACGGAAGTAAACAGCGCTTGACTCAGCATGAACGGCTACGGGGCAAAGGGTTGAGGCGGCGACGATAGCGGCTGCTGCAATAATAAAACGTTTCATTTTTAATTCCTTCAATTGTTTTGTTTCGATAGAATGATTATCGCTCATCCTTGAGCGTACGTCAAGCACTTTTATTTAAAATTTTTGAGACGTTGATAATTAGTCGCGTGGATAAGGTTATCGACCTTTAAAACGTCGTCGGCTACGTCGTCCAGTAACAGGTTTCGCCATGTAGCGAAGCGACCGATAGAGAAGACGCGGAATTGAGACGTCAACTCATAGAGTACCGCCTGTCGCAAGTCCTGCGGCATGTCGACAATCTTACCATAGCGCTGATCAACGACTTCGGCAGACGCGATGTCGACCTGAGTTGGGTGCAGACCGAACTTGCCAGCTATGTACGCCAGCTCGATATCCGTATCCATATAACTGCCGCCGTTCTCTATCATTTCGACAATCATAGTGTCGCCAGTGATAGAGGCGCGATAGGTCTTAAGGTCTTCGGCAGGGAAATAGATTGTTTGGTAAATGTCGCATGGAACATTCACCTTGAAGCGGTGAACGCTGATGCTCTGACGGGCGAACGCGAAAGGGATTTGCTCATCGTGTTCGAGGTTGGTAATCTTCATCATCACCTGCATAGGGATAGTGCTGATGATTGAAGGGCGGTTATCGAGGTTGAAATTGAAAGCCTCATCAATCGGAGTCTCAAATAAGATTCGGTCCTCACCAACCTCTTCAATGAGTCGGTCATAGAAGTCGTCAGGCGCAATGTAGCGCGTCGCCGTCTCCAGCTTCATGATGCTGCGGCCAGAGAGCTGCCCTGTTACCTTCAGCGAGTACATGTTGGCAAGGTTGAGCGGGCAAGTGCCCTGATGCATCTGGTTGCCGTAAACAACGGCCTTATCCACGCGTACGGCGCGGAAAGGAATTCCGGTCAGCTTTGATACCTCTTCGCCGCGAAAACGCAGGAGAGCGCGGTGCTGTGGCATTCTTGGGCCTGCTTCATACACGGGCGCTTTCTTGAAGTGGCAAGCGGTGATAAGGCCAGCAAGTCCTGCCCCGGCGATTACGATTGATTTGGTCAGGTTCATTAGTATTTCCTAAATAATGAGGGTAGTCACAGCCATTATAATCCATTGCCGCAACTTTGGGAATAGGATGGTGAACTTTATGTGGACGAAAAAAGGCCCGGATTTACCGGGCCAATACTTACCTCAGTGAAACTTTGACTGATCAGTCGTTATCGAAGCGCTGAACGGATTCGTCATCTTCAAAAGTGTCGGCGTCACCGTCTTCAACTTCTGGCTGCCCGGTCTGATCAACGGTGTGGAACACCAGGTGACCCATCTCTTCCAGCTTGCTCAGGTAAGAGCGGACGCTTGCGCCGTACAGCAGGCCTTTCACTTCTTCGCCGAACTCGTCGATGTTGATCAGTGTGCCATCGCTGTATTTTTCACGAATCACCGCCAGCACTTTGCCGCGCGTTGAGTGCTCCTGCGGGTTCGACAGACCTTCGCCGGTATACTGGAAGTGGGTCGATTTGGTACGGCGGCCACCTTCAGCTTTCTTAGCAGCTTTACGCTCTTCCAGGATGGCACGGCGCTCTTCGGCTTCCTGCTTACGCGCAGCCTTATCGGCTTCGGCCTGCTGACGTTTCGCTTCACGCTCAGCATCACGCTCAGCTTTGCGGTCCGCTTTAGCCTGATCACGTTCAGCCTTTTTAGCAGCTTTCGCTTCTTCACGCGCCTTAGCACGCTCTTCAGCCTGCTCAGCTTTAGCAGCTTCGCGCTCAGCTTTCTTGGCTTCTTTCTCTTCTTCACGCTGCTTAGCGCGTTCAGCTTTAGCGGCTTCACGCTCTTCAGCTTTAGCAGCTGCTTTAGCTTCGCGCTCTTTGGCTTTCTCTTCAGCCTGAGCTGCGCGCTTCTCTTCCTTCTCCTGCGCCTTAGCAGCGCGGGCATCGGCCTGTTCCTGACGCTTGGCTTCGCGCTTGGCTTCAGCTTCTTTACGCGCTGCTTCACGCGCTTCAGCCTTTTCCTGGCGCTCTGCTTCACGCTTAGCGCGGCGCTCCGCTGCTTCAGCGGCTTTCTGTTCTTTCGATTTAACCTGGATTGGTTCGCTCATGGTAGTGTCCTTAGTAGGTAGATTATATTTTAATTTACTGCTTTCGTTTAAAGTAAATTGATTATCTATTGCCTGCGTGATTAAAGCAACGGAATAATCCTATTAATACTGCACTTTAATTCGCCACAATTTTAAAGTGAATTATTCCGTAAATTATTCTATGAGCGGAACACCCAAAGACGCTTAGCGGCACGTGTAACTGCCGTGTACATCATCTTAGCGTATGGGACGCCGCGCAACATCTCCTCAATGACGATTACATTATCCCACTCAGAGCCTTGTGACTTGTGTATGGTAATGCAATAGCCGTAATCAAATCCACCGACATTACGTTGGGCCGCGCGTTGATCCAGCTCGTCTTCGTATATAAAGCAGTCAGGATTGAGCTTGCACTTAATCTCTTTGCCCGTCGTCAACGATGTTCCGATTACGTACAGCATCCCTGGCATTTCGTACTCGTCCAGCTCCATGTCAGGCACGTCTTCATACGACTTGACGATAAGCTGTTCACCGTTCATGAAGCCCGCGCCGTGCTGGTTAAAGGTGCAGACTATCTTTTCACCTGGAGAGGGGATAGGGTTGCAATGGCCAGCAACGTCGCGCATCAGCTTGTTATAGAATACGCGCGTCGTATTAAAGGAGCAGATAACCTGAGAGTCAGGACCCATGTGCGCCTTTAGGAAAGTAGAGCGCGGCTTGGCGTCGCTTACCACGACGTCGTCGTATTCACGGACGGGCAGCCGATTACCCTGACGGACAAAGAAACTGGCGCGAATAATGTTAGATTCTTTACTTTGTCGCATTATCTGCTGAAGCTCTGTATCAGGGTGAATGAAGTAAGGCGCGGCCTTGACTGGAGGAATCTGCCCGGTGTCGAGGAGAACCAGCACAGGGATGCGGTGAGAAAGAAGCCTTTCTGCGTCCCACTCTCCGACCATCGACCCCTCATCCAGAACGACCATCTGCGGCTTTTCTAGCAGAGTGTCCTTTCGGAAAAACATCGGGTTTCCTTCTTCATCTTCGCCGCGCACGTTGTAGATGAATTGGTGCAGGGTCTTCGCGCCGGGGAATCCTTTTTGCTTAAGACGCGCGGCTGCTTTCCCGGTTGGCGCGATTGCCAGCGCTCCGTACTCGCCAACGCATTGGGTGGCTATCTCCTTAGCGACCGACGTCTTGCCAGTTCCCGCGAAGCCTGCCAGCGCGAAATAGGGCTTGCGGGTCTTACCATCCTGATAGCGCCGATACCAGTCTACGGCCATACGGATGGCTTCTTTTTGTTCCGGGTTAAACTCGAAGTTGTTCGACATTATAATTCAGCGACCTCGTTAAGTTGTAAGAAGGCATAGTGCATTAGGCCGCAACCACAGTTATCAACAAACTGTTCTCCTGTTAGTTTATCGAACTTTATTGACGTACCTGGTATGTGCCAATAGTTCTCAGACTCCACCAGCCAAGTCTGATGAGCGCTGACCTGGTTACTTGGATTAAGCGGAGAAGTGAAGATAAACAGCAAGCGACCTGTCACCCTCATTTGGACGGGCTTTCGTACAAGTTCCGTATGGTTATAGTTGTGCACAATTCCGATGTGCGTTGCTTCGTTCATAGACATCTTCTTTATATCATGTTCTTTATTCATTTTCAGGCGACCATAGTTAGTGCGGAAAAGGTAGCGATAGTATATATTCGAATCTCACAATAAAGCAAAGGAAGTTTAATCATGGGCAAGAAGAAAGTTAAAGTTATGTTTGATGGTAAGCTGTTAAAGGGTCACGCAGGCCACGATCAAGTTGAGAAGGCAAAGAACATGCGCACCTCAACGCTCGCTCAATATATCCGCTTCGGCATCGTGCAGTCAGCCGATAACGCGCTAGTGCAGCGTAAAATCGAAGAATTCAAAATCCGTCAAAATAATTCTAAAAAGTGACTTTACTTTGACGCATGGACGCGTTATAGTGAATCTATCAACTACTGACTCACAAGGAGAGTCAAATGAGCGATCAATCAAGAGCAGGACTAGTTCGTCATGAGGGCGGCTGGAATGGTGGACGCTTCGTGCCGGAGCTAAAAGATGGCGACCAGGTTTTCATCTACGTCTTCGGAGAGCACTGTGACACCGAGATTAAAGCGAAGTTGCGCAGGGTAGAGATACACGGCAAAGACTTTGATCATGGTCACGAATACGCCTGGACCAACGAAGATTTCATGGTCGAGGTTGAAGGCGACTTATTCAACCGCCAAACCTCACTCATTGGCCTATTGCGTAATCCAGTACAATCCAACGTCAAATTTGTTATTCTGGACAATAATCCATGAGCCTACGCGAAGAAGCCGAAAAGGCAGAGAAATTCCTAAGCGAACTCACCAAGTTCATCCCTGAAGACCAGCGCGCCATGGTCGTGTACGCTGATGAAGCGACCGTGCAGTTTGACGCGAACGGTAAGAAGATTAACAGCGTCTTCTGGCCTAAGCCGTGGAAGTTGGGCAAGCCGATTATGCAACAGCAAAACTGCTACGTCTGTATCTCTTCCATGGAGAAGACGCCTAACCCAAAAACGGGTGAGATGCGTTTCTGGCGTACTGAGTCAGCATTCGGTTGCGGCATGGCAATGATGGTCGATGACATCGGAACGGGTAAAGGCTCCAAAGGTGAACTACCGCTGGAATCCTTTTACAACCGACTGCCGCCGACTGTCACCGTTGAAACGTCGCCGGACAACTACCAATTATGGTATTTCTTTACTGAGCCTTGCTACAACCTGCTTGAATTCAAAGCGTACCTGGCATCATTCGTTGCGCAGATACTCCAGAAGGGCGGCGATAACACCATCAAGGACGTCACGCGCGTTGGCCGTATGCCATGCGGAGTCAACAACAAGCGTAACTCCGATAATACCTACAAGTACGTGGGCGACGATGGCAAGCTGTGGCGCGTACGCATCCACGATGCGGATTATAGCCGTCGCTACTCTATGGAGGAGATTCGGCAGGCGTTCGGCTTTACCATGGTGCTGCCGCAAAAGCGCGAAATCGAGATTGACGAGGAGCAATATAAGCTTGATGCGGTATGGCTTAAGATTGCTCAGCGCGTAATGACGCAGGCTAAGATGGGAGAGGGCGCTGGCGGTGAAGCGGTCGAGAATATGTCTGGTAAGATTCGTTGTAAGTGCCCATGGGGTCATGAGCATTCGAACGGCGACCCTTACGGCGCATACTTCCGTGGGCCTATCGCAGGCGCTGAACATGAATTCGTTTTCGGTTGCGCGCACGACTGCCACCGTAAAGGCGAAGGCAAGAAGGGCTGGACGGCATTTGTTGAAGAAGTCGTGATGCCGTATATCGAAAATAATCTGGATGCGATTAATCGCAAAGCGAGCGGATTCAAATGAGCAAAGATATCAGCGTTTTCAGAGACAGAATCGTATCAGCGCTTTTCGACTGGCGCAAGGGCTACGACAAGGCAACTGAAGAGCACATCCTTCAGGCCAGCAACCAGTTTGGCCACTTCATGATTCTTTGGCGCGATGGCCTCGAAGAATACACCGTCGTCTTTAATAACGACATCACTGGCGGCGACACTCTCGACTCTCTGGAAGAGGCAAAAGAATTCGCGCTGGCGACCGTGCGCGGAGTCCTTGTGCGTGACCTTATGATGCTTTCCATCCTGGGCGTTCATGAGGGTGAAGAGGCCGCGAAAGGTAAGTGGAATACAAAGCAGCTTAAATCATTCGTCGCTGACCAGCACCTGAATGCGTACAACCCTTTCAAGGAAGAGCAGCTGGAAGACTTCGTATCATATATTGAAGACGGCGAGTCATACAACGGTCACTGCGACTGCGAAAGCTGCCAGGATTTATTCAGCAGCGGCGAAGAAGAAAGCGCCGTTGAAGAAGACACTGCACCTCGCGTGCTCCACTAATAGGTATCGCCATGAAACAAAATAAAGTTTTAATCAGTGTTACGTTATACGAAACGCCTGAGCGCCACACGCACGACTCCGGTGCCGTCACCGTCCAACAGGATTTCGAGTTGCCTGTTGCCGCGCCCGGTGATGCAGGCTTCGGTCAGATTTCGACTGCCCTGCGTGGCTTTGAGCGCCACCTCTTTAAGCAGCTGGAGCAGCTTGGGGTCATCGCTGTTGAGTCCGATAAGGTCGCGCAGGAAGTGACTAAGGAAGTCGCCAGCGCTATCGACCCTGACCCACAGAGTGTGATCACTTGCCCTAAGTGCCGTGGACAGGGATGGGTTCATTCCGAACCGCCTTTGTCGACCGATTCATTCGGCAACATTGAATGGAGCAAGGTTGAGTGCGACAATTGCGGCGGCTTCGGCAAGGTCGGCGTATGAAAAAGAAAAAGACGTACATGAGCGCTGACGAGCTTGTCCGTGATTTAGGCGACGGCAAGCGCTTTGAACTCGCAAGCGTGCTGCACGAATTTCGATCAGAATCGTACAGCGCATTTGAATTAAAAGAGTCGATTTCACGTGCGATTGGCGTTAAACTAACTACCAGTTGCGCAAACGACTTGCGCCACAAATACAACAAGATTTATAAGGGGAAGCAATGAAGAATTTAGAGCGTCAAATGCTGGAGCATAACCCGGCGCTGCAAGACCAGCTGGTAAACGAGCTTATGGAAACTATCATGCGCCATAAGTACAACATCAACGTGGCTGACGTCCACACGGCCCTGCTCCGCGTACAGACTACGGTCTGCGCTCAGAGCGGTACGAACCAGCACAGCGCTGAGTTCGGCTTTGGGATGGTCGGTCAAGAGCCTATTCCAACCATCGCGGAGTTCATCTGCTATGATAAAACGCAGGACGTACAAAAACCTGGGGAAGTGCCCAGCGTGTCAGACGAATAGCGTATATGTCTATTCAAACGGGCCAACAGGTTACTTCAGCGAAGGTGACGAGTGCATCTGCGAGTACTGCGGGCATGACGGCGAAATGGTCGAAAAGTACGACCAGAAAGAGCCTTGCTGTGAAATTAAGTGGGAGCCTGTTTAATGGCTAAATTACGCTTTAAGTTGAGAAAAGCCGCGCTGGTAGAGGTTGGCGACTTCATCCTGATCAAAGGTGATGATAACAAAGTTCGTCCGGTTAGCGTTTCGAGAAAGTACGCCCGAATCGACACTCTTCGCGGTGAATACCACGTTGTCGTTGTTCTGGGTTGTAGCGACCAAAGATTGTATGAATCTCTGCACGACTGCACTGTCTGGTCAAGCCAGCCAATATTGCGCGGCAGAGGCTTAGGCTCCTGATCAACAGTAAAGTTATACCAGGAGAAGGTAAAGAATTATTTATTGTTCGTTGCCTTCTCCTCACTTCAGGCGTTATCATATTCACTACAGACAGCGGCTTTTGATGTGGAGTACATCTAGCCCGGTTCTGGGTTTTGTTTAACGTCGTTAATCGGAATAATCCGACAAAGTGGCGGTATAACCAAAGTACAGAGGTGATTATGAATATTGGCATCTTATATGGTAGAGATATCAATGAAGAATCTGAAGACGCAGAAGTGGCGGCAAGTGTCTATGATGCTGATCAAGTGCTCTTTGTGGACGAGATTACGCTTGAGACTCTTGCGGGCGTCAAGTCCGAAACAGGTTGCAAGACAGAGACTGTTCTTGTGGTTACTAATGATGATCTGTCTGATATGGGTCTGCTCCGCCGCCTGTATGCAGGATGTCTTCAACTTGCATTCGTTCAGTCTGTGAGCAATCTTCGCGCTAACTACCGCGATATGTATCAGATTAATTAACACGCTTCGTATAAAAATTGATTTACTTTTTGTGGTGAATTAATTAATAATACTCAAATGCCAGTAATAACGCTGGCATTTTATTACCTCAGTGTACAGGAATAAAAAATGGCTTCATCATTATTCCAAAAAGAATGGGGCGTGTCCAATGTCGATTGAGGAAGGCCACCCAATGTCAGATAAAGACCCAAACAAAAATCACTATCCTGACGATGATGATCAGGATATGTTTTCACCCGGAAACGTCCAAGACGCAGGTGAGAGCGAAGAAGCAAAGGAAGCTGAGTCACAAGCTAAGCAGACAACGTTAAACCTTCAACATCGTCGCGCCGATATCGATGCAGTACGCATGGAGTGCTACGGTGAACAAGACCTCGTTAAGAGAGCGCAAAAGCTCCAGTCTGTTGGCGGCATCAAATACGTTCACTTTAAGCCAGCACCAGGCGACTTAGGCAAGATGGGTATGACCGTGGCTAAAGCCGAATCGGAGTTGAACCGCCTCGCGGCGTTTGATGCCTTGTTCGATTTCGGGTCCGGTATCGTGCCATATCCTCACAGGGACACATTTAGAGGGCGTCTTGTCGACCACCATGGAGAAGTCCTTACCCAGAAGACGTCACAGCAGGTAGACGTTATTCAGGCCATCAACGCCGCAGGGTTAGAGAATCCGACAGCGCGTGGAGTAGGCGAGTCAATGATGATTTGGGCTGGTCAACATAAGCGCGACGGGTTGTTGTTTAACTTTGAGCGTAACATGAAGGAATGGGACGGCGTCGAAAGGCTGGAAAATACTCTGATAGAGTTATTCAAGCCGAAGCCAAGCGCCCTGACGCAGCTCGTTGGTAAATACTTCTGGTTGAGCCTCTACAACCGTATCACCAACCCAGGCTGTCCGGCTCCAACCTCTATTGCGTTAATCGGTACGCAGGGCGCGGGTAAGACACAATTCTCTCGCATCCTCTGTGAAACATTGATGGATGATTCTAACGTCGCGCCTATCCCTCTGGATTGGTCGATGAAAGACTTCAACAAGTTCCTGCGAGCGATTACGGGCCAGTCAATCATCGCCAACGTCGCGGAAATGGGCGGCTTGAAGAAGGTTGACATCGAGCGTATGAAAGACTTCGCAACGCGCGACAAAGATGAACTGGACTTCAAGTTTGAAGACACGCTTATCAAGAAGCGCCAATGGATTATCATTACAGATGGTAACTCATACGAAGGTCTTCAGCGTGATGAGACGGGCAACCGCCGTTTCTATCCGATATTTGTCGGTCAGAAAGATGATGAAAACGGACAGCCCGCGTGGGAAGAAAACTTTGAAGTCGATTACACCGGGTTCCGCGAAAAGGTCTGGCAGATTATGGCTGAGTGCCGCGCGTGGATGGCGGAGCACGGCCAGAACGGCTATATCAAGTTAGTGGTTGACGTTCAGCGCGGCGTTCAGAACTTCTCACGCAGCGAGATGGAGAACGACCGTGGTACGATTAAGGACATGGAGTTTGACGCTATCATGCGTGAGATTCTGTCGACCGCTCCTTATGAAAGGTCCGCGAAAAACGGTTGGATGGTATCTATCAAACATATCAACGGTCAACTGAACAGCTACAAGCTGCCTAAGTATAACAGCGTGATCAAGTCATTCATGGCCCGCTTCAAGTACGAACCTGGGCAGATGGCGATTGGTAAAGGTTACTTCATGAAGCAGGAGCTTATGGATGGAACGCCTGAGACAGAGCTGTTACCGTTACTGGTAGACAGGTTCTGGTACAAAGGTGATGAACTTACCATTGAAGAGCGCTGCGAAGCTTTAAAAGAGCAACGTAGAAAAGTCGAACTTGAGAGAAGCCAATACGGCGGAGAAGCATTCTAATGAACGAACAACGTAAAGAGTTTTTATCTGAGCTGGCCGCGCGTCTCTCTGACATCTATGCGGCGTCAAGCCCTAAGCCGTCAATGCAGACCGCTGCTAAGCTGGTGCGCTCCACCCTCGCTAAGTTCGACATCGTCGACGAAGTGAGTATCATCACGCGCAAGCTGAAAGACGGCGGCAACATCTCTATTGTCAAGGTCGGTAATCATATCATCGACATCACATCAGAGCAGTCCTTCAGCGAAACGGAGCTTGATCACCCGCTCTTCAATTCATTCCGTGGGCGCGGTCGTGACCCTATCGACCGTGATAAGGAAGAGGGCGAATCAAGCCCGCTCAACGTCGCCGCCGTAATCCGTGCGATGATGTCAACGCCAAAGATGGCGAAGCTGGCAGGGCCGGACGAAGAAATGGTGTTTCACATGAAACTCAAGGACTTACGCTTCATCCTTAAACGCCTGGGCATCATCTCCTCATATGAGGACATTAAATCTTTCCTGTCGCATCACATGGCAGAGGATTTATCGGCGGACCTCATCGTAAACGGTGTTAAGGTAGTCGAGCTTAAGACGGGCCGGACCACCAGCAACTGGATGCAGGAGCGGCTGACGGTAGCGGAGCTTATCGAAGAGCTGTTTAAAAAGTACGTCAAAAAAACTCAGGCGACTGGATAATAATTGTTGCCTTATTCTGAGGATTGCATTATGATTAATTTCAATAAGCAAACAGTTGAGCGGGCGTTAGACGCTCTGAACATCTACTATATCCGGGCACGCAACCAGCAGTTCATGAACTTTGTGTTTGGTCGCTTTAAGCGTAATCCAAATACTCTAAGACTCAAGACCGCTGGCATTGTGTGGCACGACCGGATTCTAAACGGACGCGCAAACAATGAATCTGAGCAACAGTTACGTAAAGGAAAATCACCCGGCTCTTAACGAGCCGAAGATTGCAGAGGCCATCCCTTCCAAGCACCACCTGCGCATCCAACTCTGTGCACAGCGATATATCAACCTTCTGCTGTGCACGCTCTACCCTCTCAAGAACGTTGAGCACCCGGATAACGGCGACGTCTTCCGTCACGAAAACCTGCGCCGTAAAACGAATGCCCTTGTCATGCACGACCGCGTGTTGACTAACCGCGTCGAAATCGACGTAAGGAAATGGTTATGACAGAAGAAGATAGAGTGCTACTTGATTTCAGGAGTTGCGCCACTTCTATTGGTAACACTCTCGAATGCCCGCACTTGACCCTTTCAAGAGTCAATAACGTGCGTAAACATCTGGTAAGGCACGAAGCGGTGAAGGATGCCGCGCCATACATGAACTACCTGCTTCACGTTCTTACCTGCGAGGCGTACCGGAAGAGAGGAATAAAGTATTATGGCTGCTAAACGTCGGTTCCGCCTCATGCGCATCGGCAACATCTTACCGGGTACGCGCTTTTGGTTCGTCTACGGTAAGAAGCGGCCTGGCACGCTAATCTGGCTGAACAAAAAGAATGTGGCCTGTTATCACATCGGTCACAGCTTCAACGTAAAGGCGCGTCGGTTCACTATCGGCGCATGGTGCCAAGTATGGGTGGAGATTCCTGATTATGAAAAACATTAAAAGAGAGTTCTGGATTGCTATGTTATTTCTGCTCAAGCCAATCCAGGTAATCGCGCTCAACAAGCGCTGCCCTAAATGGATGAACAAGCTGGCGCTGCGTATCACCATCAGGTCGCTGCGTAACCTTGCTCAAACATTCGGTGGGAGGATGGACGCATGAAGCGAATCCTCGAAACAATCGAGATGGTGCTGCAACTCCTTCTCCTCGTCCTCTGCTTTCAACTCTTTCTCGCTGAAGCAGGTCTGGAAGTGAATCTGACCATTGGCCCAGCGGTTCAACAGGAAGTGCCGCGCTCTATGATCATCATCCCGCAGGGCCGTGAGGAGACGTTGATATGAACGCCTATCAAAGCAAACTCTGGAAGAAGGTTGCGGACTTCCTTGCCAGCGGCGCTAAGTATATGTATATGACGCGCAAGCAGGTCGAGGGTTTAACAACCCTGAACGCTGACGAAATCTTGCGTCTCAAAGGTGAGTCGAAAACTTTAGACCAGATTCTGAAAGAAGTGGTTGACCTTCGCGCACTTTCCGACTATACTGCTAAAGAGTTGAGAAAGGCAAAGATGCAAGCTTCTTTCGCGCTGGAAGACCGCGACGAGTACGTAAGGAAAGAAACACGGTCACTTAACGAGGCGCTTCAGGGGCTTCAATCCTTAGTTGAACACGAAAGGTTGGCGACGGCAAGAGAGCGTAAAAAGAATGAAGCTCACCTGCGGCGAATCAAAGAACTGGAGAGTAAGAAATGAAAGAATTTGAAGGCATTCCGGTCGGCAAGCAGACAGAAAGCTGGTCCGAGCTTACGCCTGAGCAGCTCGCTAAGAGTATTGGCGAAGTAATCAGCACGGTCCGCACCTCAACCGAACTCGTCGCAGAGCACCGTCGCAAGGTGGAGAGCGCGTTAGAGCTGGAGCTTATCTGCGCAGTGGGTCGCTTCTATAACGTGCCGAAAGGCGCGACGCTGGCTGAGTACCCGTTTGGGCGCGTCCAGTATCAGGTTGGGCCGGACTTCCGTCAGGTCGTCGACTACAAGAGCGGGCAGATAATCGCCAAGGCGGTTTGCCAACACTTCTGGGAGACGGCGGCATCTATCTATCTTCCCTGGGAAGAGATGAAAGATAAATGGTCGATTCGCTACGTGTTCGAATCTTTCGACAATGCCCACTCCAACCCTCTGGTGATATTATGAACCACGTATTCGCTACGGCGGAAGCAAAGAAGTATTATGAAGAGCTTCAGGATGCGCGTAAAGAGATAAGCGAAGCTTTGTCTAAGGGTGAGATCAACTGGAGTTCTTACAGCCAATTCCTTGGTCACCTGATCAAGCTGGAGCGCGAAATGAACCACGGCCTGCCGGACGGCGCTCAAATCGTTCTCACAGCTCCGTTGGACGGTCGACTTCCCGGAGAAATCTTCACCGTAAACCACGACCGCCACCCCGATACGGTATGGGTGAATACGGCTAACGGTAAAGGCTCCGTGCTGCCCAGAGAACACGTCAGGTTGGCTACGTTCGCTGACGAAGGTTACAAGGCGACCAGCCGCGAATGGATTAAATACTCAAATCGTCCGTCACGCAAAAGATATTTCTTTTTGCTTTTCGTCACGGTATACTTATTCATCACTTGCGTAATGATGAGCAACCTCTCATAAGGATAATAGTATGACACAAGTTAGCGATATGTACGACCGTGCACGCCAAGCGGAATACGAATGCGGACTTCTGCGCGTTGAGGTAAACCAGCTGGCGTCAAGGCTCGAAGCGGCTGAACAAGAGCACAAGAAGAAGGTGCTCGATACGCTGGCGCGCCACGATGAAGAGCGCGTCCGTTGGGCGAATGATATGCAACTGCTTCGTGAGCGCTTAGCAGGTGTTGAGCGCAACTTCCACTTTGCGGTTGCTGAACTGGGTGTTAGCGTCGAAGACTTCCACAAGCGCTATGGTATGAGCGCTAAGCTGCATCAAGCCCAGCACGTTGCGCTCTTCGGGTTGAGCGGCCTTCAAGACTGGGCCACCAAGCGCGCAACCGGGCAGTCCGAAGAAGCGCCAAACGACGAGCAAGCGAAGAACTGGCAAAAAGGCGCGGTCCGTCGTATGTTCCTGCCAGTTATCAATGCGGTCCATGCCACGGGCGCTAAGCCCCCAAGCCTCGGATGGCACGACCATCGCCCACGCTACCGCGCAAAACGCGCCGATGAGCTGAAGGTGCTTGAGCGCTACACAGTCTGGGTCATTGGAAGCGACGGCAAAGAGCGGGAAGAAGAGCGCGAAATCATCGGCATCAATAAGGAATTCAGGAGCAAAGGAGGGCGCGAAGCGATCACGGTCGTTAAAGTGTATCACAAAGTCGCTGAAGGAGAAAGAGGGTCGCACACTAATCTTTTCTACCCAGAGACACTGTTATGGGTTCGCGTCAAGTAACCCAACCCGGCGACGACGGCGCAAAGGAATGCGCCCGCTGCAACCGGGTCCAACCTCTCACCTCATTCACTAAGGACTCCAGGCGGCTCGATGGCCGCCGCTCCTATTGCAAAGCATGTGAACGAGCCAGCAAGAAAGCGTACACCGAAAAGAACGCAGACGCGATAAAGCAGCGCAACCACGAACACCACCTAAAGCGCTGGCCGAAGAAAGGCAAGGTCATCAACCACCACAAGTCAATCAAGCGCTCGCTACGCAAGTACGCCGGAGTCCTACGCCCGGACGAGATAGCCGAACGCATGGACCTGGCTCCACTCACCGTCATCGGCTACGCCTCGAAGTTCAGCATCAGCCTTGAGCTCACCAAGATACACTGGCCGCCAGAAGACGAGGCAACGCTAATCAAGCTCAAAAGAGAGCGATGCAAGGATAAGGATATCGCAGCGCATTTAGGCCGGACAATCGCGGCGGTCCGATGGAGATTAGTTGCCTTACGCAAAGAAGGCAAGCTATAATAAATCGTCAATAATTAACTCAACAGGTAAGTAATATGAATAACGTAAAGACCGAAGTGTTTAAAGAATCCGGCATCATCAAGTTCACGCACGAAAACTGGGACAGCGCGAAGTACCTGTTGTTGCGGGAAGTCTACGCCATAACGGAGCGCAAGCCGTACCTGCGACCGTCCGAAGAGGAGCTTGAGAAAATGACCTCTAACGAACGATTCTGGGCGGCATCGCGGTTGTACGACCCGGCTTGCGACGTCATTTGCGACGTTCACACGAAGGAGAGAAAGACTGAGCTTTCATTATTCCTGACGCGTGAGGCCGCTGATACGCTCGTTGCTGAGTGGAGGGCCGTTAATACGCCTGAGCAAGTTGGCACGGTACGCAAGGCGATTGAACCTAAGATATCCCATAGCTATAGTGAGCTTTGGGCTAACATGGTCAACGGCGATAAGGCAAGCGCACGTTTCGTTGCGTATGACGTTGAAGAAGAGGGCGACGTCGTCCGGTTTGCTTTCGTCAGGGGCGGTCGTAAAGCGGAAGTGCACAAAGATGAAATAGCCCTGCAAAAACCCTGGAATAAAGAAGGTGGTGAATAATGGCTAACATTGCTGGAATACCTGATGATGAAGTCGCCGCGATGGCGGAGCGTGCTGGCGTAAGCGTTGAAGAAATGGAAATCAAAATCAACGTACGTCAGGGAAACATTAACGAGCGTCAGCGAATGGAGGAAGCGAAAGCCAGGAAAAAGGCGAACGACAGGAAGACGTACCGGCAAAAACAGGCGGAGCTTCGCGCCCAAGCCGATGCACGAAAGCAGGAGATTCTTGACCTAAAAGACCAGAAGCGCGACCTGAAAGAGCGAATCAGGGAGCTTCAAGAGAAGTTAATTGACGCTGATAAGGCGATAAAGAGAGTGCAAAAGACGGCCAAAAAGGATAAGGAAAGGCTATTCAACGCAAATGCAAGGCTAAGGAAGATTCTTGCAGCGCATGGAATATCTACTCACGAATGATGGTGCGCCAACATTGGCCGGATAATCCCGGCCTTTGCTCTTTAAAAATAGGTTAGAAAATATCGACTCTTTGTTGAGGATTTACGGTTCTTTACTGTTTGGGCATTAAATCTGAGTTAGTGTATGCATTTTACAGGCGATTTATGCCCTAAAAAGGCCGGTGAACACACAAAATATCCTACAGGTGCATGATTCTATTATAAAAATCCTAGAATATCCGAATGGTTATTTTTTGGTTATTCTATAAGCCGCTGTTGCCGCAGCACAATAACCGGAGTACCCGAAATATCCGAACTTTCCGAAAGTATTAAGGGTATACCTAAAAAAATGATAAATTCACTTAAAAAAAATACAGTGAATTTATTTTTAGACTACCTTCTACATAATCGAAATTTGTAGTTATTTAGGTTACTACGGTTATTTAAATACAGAACAGGTACTTAGAGAATATCCGAAAAATAACCAGCGGCTAAATTCCGGTTATTATCCTTTGCGGCAATCACCTCTAGGTTATTTTCGAAGTACACTAGCGATGCGCATCCAGTACACGCTTCACCTCGTTCACCACCCATCTACCCGCTCTGAGCAGTGTCCACCAGCTTGCATTTATACACCACAACGGTGTTGACGCATCCACCAGCAGCGGCGTATAATTACACCAGGCATCTTTAACCATTCACACAGGCGATTTCTCATGAGTGCATCAGGAATTCTTTTACCAGAAGATTTTGAAGACTATAACTTTGCGCTCAATAACAAAGAGCACTTTGACAAATACATTGATATGATCATTAAGGGCTACGACGAGACAACCGCACTACGTGTAGTCTTCGGCGAAGAGGCTTGTTCAGACGGAGGCTTCTGGGCGCGCATTTATGCTATTCGCCGGAATCGGTACTACAATCAGCAGTACCAACTTGCACTACAGAATATCAAACTGGAAGAGCTTTGGAATCCTCGCTTAGCCATTACGATGCTGCTCTTAATCGCACGCTCCAGTGAGAAACATTCTGCGCGTATTAACGCAATCAAAGAATTGAATATCATGACAGGTATTACAGTGATGGACGAGGCTGGTAACACAAAACAGGGCCGGAGCATGGAAGATTTCTACGCGAAAATCCAGGAATCAGCCGATTCGCACTACCCACCAGCAAACGGCACTACCAAGCACTAAAATTACACAAGCTTTCAGGGGTAGGCGCGGCGAATCCATACTAAGCTGCCCTACCCCACCAGTTTCGCACTACAACCCACGAGAATGCCACCTATTGGTTATAGTACATAACGACGAATCCACACTATACCTTTCGCACTAAGGTTAAACTCTTCCACACTAGCGTCATGCCCATTATCGAAGACAACCTGACCAGTGTCCCTGCGTAACCGCCAGCAGAAGTCCATAGTGACCAGATTCGCACTATTAAGCGCAGAGCCTTTCAGCCAGCCATAGTCGCAACCCGTACTATCCGCATAAAGCTCTAACCGTCCACCAGCGTTATCGGGTTGCACTAGGACTGGCTCATTAGCCACCAGCGCGGCCACCAGCAATAGACTCTTCATCCGACAATCCGCACTATACCGCCTCGACGGGCAATCCGGTCAAAGAACGAATCGCGGAAGCTGAAGTCATCTTGCACTACGACGACAGAGCGCTTAATCTGCTCCGCTACAACGTCCAGCTTTTGCACTACAGGCTTATTCAGGTTCAGGCCACCAGCGGCCTCAACCATCATGCGCTCATAATCTGCACTATTAAGCTCTTTCATAATGTTCTCCAGATGTGAGAAAAGGCCGGATAACCCGGCCCGATTTGCACTACACGATTTCGAAGCGGTACGCGACGCCTACCCAATCGAACACCGCCACTTTCGCTTCCTTAAGCTTCATGCGGAACCGGATGTGCTTGCTGTCCGGCAGGTTAAGCGCGGTAAACGCAGCTCTAACCGATTTAAACTCTTCTTCCTTATCGCCCCATTTAACGATAACGCCGTTGCGGGTCATGCGGGCTTCAAACACCTTCTCATTGCCCCAGCTCGCCTTAATCCCTTCGGAGTTCGATTTCCGCTCGCTGGTCTTCTCTTCCACCAGCTCGCTTTTAACCTTCGCTTCAAATTCTTCGTCGGTCATCGCGTCGTAATCCGGCGCTGGCTCTTCGGCCTTAACCGGGCGCGGAGAGTGGACTACTACCGGGCGGACATTATCATCTTCCCAGGCCAGCGCGTTAACCAGCGCCGTTACGCGTTTTTCGGCGGTAGCGCGGTCAGCGAACTTCTTAACCGGTTTTTCGCTATGGAGGTTGTAAAACTCCACCAGCTCCTTCGTAGAAGCGGTTGCGACGTCGATGGTGTTCATAGCTAAATCCTCATTTCGTTTCGATAAATACATTATAGGTGAACCGTGTATTAAAGTAAAGCACTTTCTTAAAATATTTTCGAAAAGATGGAAAGTATTTTAAGAAGCCCGGTTATCGTTACCGGGCGGAACGGTTAGCCGAAGAGGATAGCCTCTAAGACTTCGGCGGCGTCTTCCTTCGATGCATGTTTAGAATCGAGGTGCCATACATATTCGCCGTAATGGCGGGTATAGATATAGACCTTTCCTTCGTCTTCGGTTTTACGAACCATCTTACCCTGTAGGCTGGAGATAGGACGCTGGTACACTTCGTTAAGGTTAAGTTTTCGAGCCATCTTTCTATACCTCGTTTTCGTTTCGATAAGTACATTATAGATGAGCGACGAAAAAAGTAAAGCATTTTTTCGACATTTTTATTTAAATTATTTTCGAAAAAATGAGAGATTTTTCTTTACTTCCATCTTAGCCTATCTTATAATGTATCTCATAGGGCGACGGAATAGACCGAAGCCGAAACGAACGAGGATTTAAAGATGGCTAAACTAACCGCTACCGAACTCGCTAACGCGTCCGCTTTCTTCGCTGGCGAGTACGTTCCTTACGCTTCCCTACTCGCCGCTAACGTGGGCGTTAAAATCGGCGAAGAAATCCCCGCCGAAGTAGTAGGAGATTTCGGTTTCGACGACGAAGAAGGTGCGTATCTCGATACCGTCGACGGGCGCGAAATCCGGGTTATCGAAACCGAACTTTACGTAGCCGCCGAAGACGTAGCGACCGGAGAAGTTGCCTTCTTCGCCCTCGAAGAAATCGAAGAATAAAAAGATGTAAATATTTCGGATAAAGTGAGAAATAAAGCTTTACTAGTCGGACACTTTATCCTATAATGTTTATATCGGAAGGGGAAATGAACCTCTTCTACCTAACCTAAAACGAGGACTTAAAAATGACTAACATGACTAAAGAAATTATCGCTATCCTGATGGCTTCTAAAACTAACGAAGGTGTTGCGTTCTCCGAAATTACCGGCCATGTCCGCCTCGTCGTCGATAACACCGAAACGTCCGAAGTTGCGAGCCTCATCGTTACCGGCTTCGTTCCTAACCTCGACGACGATATGGACGACGAATTAGCTCCGGTATGGTTACATAAATATTCTTTCGGATGGATGCTCGGACTCGATAACGGCGACCAGTACGCTATCCTTAACTAAAAATACACAGCCTTACATTAGCCTCGCTTATAGCGGGGCTTTCGTCGTTCTATCCCCTTCCTCCGCTATACCCTCTCTTAGAAAGTGTTCCCTTGGTTAATGTTGTTATGTCGAATAATAACGCTCGTTAATTATATCTTCGCCGCGCTGTCGCGTCCGGTATAGTTAGGACGGAGATAGTTTGAGGGTTAATGGTATGGGAGCTAATTGTTACGGTCGGTGATGGTTAGCTGACGAATGATTATGCTGCGTATTGTATGTTGCGTAATTGTTAGGGCGCGAATGATTACGGTGCGTGATGGTTTGCTGACTAATCATTAGCCTTCTAATTACAAGCGAAATAATGGTTAGTGCGCTAATCATTGAGTGTGCCCTT